AGAGCCAGGCCCCGTCCCGTCGATGAGGTCGATCCGGTCCTTCAAATGCTGACCCAGGGCGGTCTCGTCTATCTGCCCCTTGATCTGCTCAAGAATCGGCCCGGCATCCGAACTGGCCTGCCCCATAACCCCATTCACCACCGGATAGAACGGACCGATGTTGCCGGTACGGTCCACCAGGCGCGCCCAGAAGAACAGCGTGGCGCCCGCCAGCAGGGACTGCATCCGGTAGTCAGCCTGCGGGTAAGCCAGGTCGGCCAGCTTCGTCGCGGCCGCCAGGTTGTTCGCCGGTCCATACCAAAGTTCGGTCCGCTGCGTATCCTCGGCGCCAGCAGGGAAGCCCCACTTGATGCCGATGCCGAACAGCTCGCTGGTGGTTGTCAGGAACGACACCGCCGGCGGCAGACCTGTCTTGCCTTCCAGGTTGGTCAGGTTGGAGCTTTTCCAGATCGACGAAATTTCGAAAGCGCTTACCGAACGCACCCGGGCCAGATAGGCGCCTGAGTAAATGCCGGTGACGTCGACGCTCGTTGAGCCTGTGCGCTGCACCTTGATCCAGTTGCCGTTGTCCTTGCGCCACTCCACGTCATAGGCGACGGCTCCAGCGACGGCAGGCCACGAGATGTTCATGGTGCTGATGGCTATGCCCTGGTTCACCGCGTAGCTCGACGTCAGCGTGACGCTAGCCGGCGGCGGTACCACGGTGATCGGGATAACGCTGATTGGGCGTTCTTCCAGGCGTGCGCCGGTGTCGATGTGCGCAAACTTGCTCGGGTCGTACTGCACGGCCGAGATTTCGAACACGCCAGGCTCTGGCCGCGCAACGCTGACCACCCGGTAAAGCGGAACGGCCAAGTCATCAGCATCCAGTGCCCACACAAGTTCCGGCTCAGGCGTAACTGAATAGGCCACGGTGACCGTGACCTGCCGACCACTGACCACTTCCACGGTACGCCCCTCGCACTTGCCGTCAGGCAGGTTGAGGATCAGTCGGTCGCCGGGCTTGGCCTGGGTGTCGCGGTCCAGCTTGATGACCTTGCCGTTTACCGCTGAGATACGCCCGCCAATGGCACGGCCGGCCAGCAGCTCGTCAGCAATCGGGATCACGTAGCCAGGCAGCGGGATACGGCCATCCAAACCAACCTTGAAGGTTACGGCCCGATCCTTGGAGTTGGTCAGCAGCGCCCACTTACCGCGGCGCTGGGCCTCGGATTCGCGGGTGCAGCCTATAGCGCTGATCTCCAGCGGGTTGTCGCCGTAGCGCCGCTGCAGCTTCTGATCGGTCACGGCGGTGACGTCGGTGTCGTAGTTGTTCAGCGGGTTGTCGTAGCTGACCAGTGCACGGGTGTAGCGGGTGCGCTCAGACGCGCTCGAGTAGGTGAACTTGCCGTCGAGGACGTTGGCCCGGGTATAAGCGAAGTCGAAGTCAGTGGCACGCGGCATATCCGACAGGGTGAAGACCTGGCCCTGGGCCCAGTAGGTCATGCCTCGGTAGATCGCCGAGATGTCACGCAGCAGTGACCAGGCGTCGGCTTTGCTTTGCAGATTGAGGCTGCAGATGAAGCGCGGCTCCTGGCCACCCTTCCCGTCTGGCACCAACTGGTCGCAGTATTGCGAGATCCGGTACAGCTCCCACTTATCCACCATCCACGGCTTGATTCGCCGGCCAAGGCCAAATCGGTCAGCGGTGGTAACGTCGTAGGTCATCCAGACAGGGTTGTCGGTCCAGGCCTGCTTGAAGGTGCCGTCCCAAACACCACTGTACGAGCGCGACAAAGGATCGTAGTTGCTCGGCACCTGCATCTTCTTCAGCTTGGTCTCGACCGTAACCGCCGGGATGCTGCGGAACTGTTCGGCTGAGAACTCAATGTAGAGCAGTGCGGTATTCGGGTAGCGAATCTTCGCGTCGATCACCTCGGTAAATCCGGCGATCTGCATGGTGTCCGAGATTTTGTTGTTGTTCTGGTTGGGCGTGATGCGGGTGATGCGCATCAGCCAGCCGGTCGTGGCTTTGGGTAAGTCGATACGGCGCGTGCGCTCGTACACACTGGTGGTCTTGCCATCGACAGCTTCGCTCAGCACCTGCTGGTAGGCGCCGCCATCCGTGGCCAGCTCAACCTTGTATTCGATCCGGTACCCATTGATGTTGCCCCCGGCATCCACGGACTGGAGCGCAGGCCAGGCGAAGCGCACACGCACGGCGGAAAGCTGGGTGTTATTGATCGCCCTGACCCAGGGTGTACCGCTGCGCAGCTCGGTGCTGATGGTGGTCTCGTTCTCGACCGACGGGATCCCCTGGATATAGGTCTGGTCCACTGCCCCGGTGCGCCACTCCCACTTCACGTTCGGGAAGTTCATGTTCCCCTGTGGGTCTTGCAGCGGAGTGTTGTCGAGGTAGATATCCTTGGCGATTGGCGTCCCTTCGAACTCGCCCTCACCAATGGCAATGAGCATCTTGGCAATGGCGACAGAACGAAGACTGTCTGGCGCTTCGGTCGGCGTTTTTGGTTTATCTTCGCCGCCCTTGGCGCCGTGGATGTCAATCTTGCGTGCTGCGCCCATGCTTTTCTCCAGGCAATAAAAAACCGCCTCATGGGCGGCAGCGGTGTTTCAGGTGTTCGCTACATCTGATCTTCGGCATAGATCGCGGCGCTGATGATCGCGCCGCCCACCCGGCGTTTGCCGTAGCAGAGCGGGACCGGATTACCCGACGCCGTGGTGTTCTTGGCACTGCCGAAGGCATAACCGGGGGTATTCTCGGGCGCGGCGCTGGTCTTTAGGCCCGTGGCTTGAGGGCTCAACATCTGGATTACGCCACCGGCCGCCAGCGCAATCCCAGGCGCAGCAAGCACTTGGAACCCCGGGATGAAAGACACAGCAATCAACACCGCACCGATGATTGTCTGAATAAGACCGCCTCGCTTGCTGCCGGTAATAATCGGGGCGATTCGAATGTCACCAGCGCCTGAAAACGCCACTTCCTTCTCGCCAAGAGCCTTTTTTCCCCGGAAAACAGCGAACTCTATCCCGCGCGATTTGGCGTTTGAGATAAACCGCTCAAACCCCGGTATCTGAACGCATAGCGCCTTGATCGCTTCAGCTGGCGATCGAACGGATAGTCGAAATGACCTACCGAACTGGCGTAGCTGGCCGTAAAGCAGAATTGTTGTCATTGGTTGATAGTTGATTGCTAATGCTGACATGGCTTTCTCCGGGAATAAAAAAACCGCCCGGAGGCGGCTTTTTTAAGTTGAACTCAAATACATCTATTTAGGGCCGGCAGAAGCCCGCCGCGTCCAATTTGCGACCATGCGGCGCGCTGGTAATGTTTCACGATGCTGCCCTTACCCTGGCTCCCGCGCTCGATATCCAAAACGTCGTCGGTCTGTCCAGCATCAGATCCAGCAACGATTCGATAACCAGTTGTGGTTTCGCTCATCACAGCGTTGGAGCGGTAGTCCTGCCAGGCTGGATACACGCATACCGCGACCGCGCGCGGGTCCTTCGTCGTAAATTGCGTCGTAACAGGCTTCCCAGCCATCAAGTCTGATGGAGTTGAACATCCTGACAGCGCAACCAAGGCCAGCGCCCCTACGAATAATTTCATGTCGTTCCCTCGTTGATATGTGGCGAGACTTTATCACCAACAAGGGGGCAACACGGAAGCCCCGCATGGGCGGGGTTCTTCGGGTTCGTGGGGGTTACGCGTCTAGCGTGAGCTGCAATTGCAGTTGTTCACGCCAATACTCCACGCGATTCTCAAGGGTGGGTTTTTGCCATCGCCATGCCGCAAGACCCTTTCCCTGGAGGCTTGCAAGGTCTTTGCGATGGTCCAGAGCTTTGGACGCATTTTCAAATTGCTGCCTCGCACCCAAATCACCATGCAAGATCGAATCAATTTGAAAGTCACACCAGACGGCGAACCTGACGTCCAGCCACTGCGCAAACCGAACGCCGAGTTTCGGATGAAGCCAGGTTCCGCCGTGATGCCTGCCTCGGCGGGTTTCTAAAAGTGACTCAGGATCACAATTAAGAACCTCGCCCAGAATTTTAAGGTACTGCCGGGTCTCATCCTGCTTCAGCCAGTCAACGGGGCGCTTCCCAAATGGCCTTGCGATTTCAGTGGCATTGATCCAGCCATCAGTGTTGAAGCTGATCTCGTTTCCGTTGTAGTCAAACGGGATGATGGTCGACTTCATGCGATCTTCCTCAACTCAACCGATGCCGCCGCGCCAGGATTGAAGCCGTCCAGCGGCATCAGGCTTTTCTCGCTGACCGAGCAGCGCTTGCCCTCGACCAGCATCAGCCAGTTTTCTTCAATCTTGCGGATCAACTGGCCGGAGCGACCGACCAGATTTGGCCGCGCCGGGGAAAGGATCAGAGCGCGACCGCCAGCTTTTAGGGTGAAGTTCATGCCGCAGCCCTCCACACGTAGCCACCTTCGCAACCAGTCGCTTTGTAAGCGGCATAAATTTCATCGCGGCGCTTGTCCAGAACAGAAAATGAAATGTGGCCGTCATGCAACTGGTCGAAGAAGTCCATCAGCGCGCTTGAGCCCAGCGCCCTTGAGGCGGCGAGCATGCTGCTTTTATGCTTCTCCATAGTCACAAAGCGCGACATCAGCATGTAAAGGCTAGCCGTCTCGAACTGATCGAGATGAATCCCACCCGTGTGCGTTCGCGCCGGGATGTACTCGCCTTCAAGCGCATAGCTGCCAATGAAGTTGCAGGCTTGATCAAATTGGGCGGCAGGAATCAGCTCGGTGCGCGGAACATTGAATCGGGTGTGCAGGCGATTGTGCATCACCAGTTGAAAGCCTTGGCGCTGATCAGCCGGAACAGCCTTGGACTTGTCTCGGATCAAGCCCTTGATGACGTTCAGCTCGCTCATTCCGATCAATTCGTCCATGAGGGTTGTCATCTTGCCGTGGTCATCATAGCGACCATGCTTGCGGATGGCAGGGAGAACCTCGGCCGTTACCCACTTTTTGAAAATCTTGGCTTCGGCCTTCCGGCTAGTGAGGATCAATGAATAGAGGCCAGACTCGTTAACCACACTGAGATTCTGCGTGCCACCAAGGGTGCTCACTGCGTGAGTACCCTTTTCATCATCATCCAGTCGGCTAAGTGCTCGTGCAGTGTTGACGATCGCAAGCGCCTCGCACACATCAGTCGCTACGAAACAAGGCTGATCATTAATCAGCAAGGTGCGGACCTGCCGTTTGCCGAAACTGAAAGGGATAATTTCGGCCGTCTGACGCCGGACATTGTGTTCTGCTGGAACTGCGGTAATATTGCTCATGTGGTTGACCTCGAAATTAACTACACCTGAAGCCCTGGCCTGCACGCCGGGGCTTCTTCGTTTCAGGCTATCGCCTGTTCTTGACGCTTCTTTGCCGCCGTAAGCCAGAAGACAATCTCGGCAGTCTGTGACCGGCAATTTTCCTTTGCGCTTTGCTCCACCCATTCCTTTACCTCCTCCGGTAGCCTCAGGTTGAACTGCGGGTCTTTCCTGCTCATTAGCCCTCTCCTTTTCGTATAGCACTTTGCTTGGTCTCGATTAAAGCACTTTGCTTTATTGCCGTCTATAGCAAAGTGCTAGAGAATTCTCTGTATGAGCAAAGAAGAATTGCAGGTCAATTTCAGAATGCCGGCCAGCCTCAAGAGAGACCTTGAAGCGGCGGCAAAATCGAACGGGCGTTCACTTACGTCAGAAGTAGTCATGCGCCTCGAGGTCAGCGTGGCACTCGACACTCCAAGCCCGGATAGATTCTTATCCGCAGATCGGGCGCTGGCGCTCGCGGAATATGCAAGGAAGGATGTCGCTACGAATGTTCAGGAGAGAGTTCAAAGGTTCATCCTTGCAGCAGCAAACGCTGGAGTCACAGAAACCCTTGTAAGGCTTGACGACTACAACCTTGCTGAATTGCCGTCTGAAAAGCTTGAATTCTTGAAGCGGCTTGTCAAGGCCCTCGAAGAGCAAGGCTATAAAGTGGCGCTTGATGAGCTAAGCAGCATCCGCATCGACTTTTCTAATCCGCCCGACTGACGACCTATGCTTAACAGAGGGGTATTCACAGTATGAACACCCCTCCCCCAAGCCCGGCCCGCTGGGCTTTTCTCGCCTGTACCAATACTCAGAAACGAAAAAGCCCAGCGGTTAGGCTGGGCGTTCTGGCACACGGCAAAACGGTTTTATGGGGGGCCGGCTGAAATCCACTCAGGAGACGGGAAATATTTTCCGATATCCTGCCTCTCTGTTTCAAAGAAAACGCCCAACCCCCTTACAAGGTCCGGCTGCTCCATGAACGAGTGCCCAGGATCAAGAATAGTCAGTAACAGATAAGGGTTATGCTTCATCTCACCAAGCTGCCCATATACGAGCACTCGGTTTGATGTAAATCGCTGAGGGTCTATAATCCCACGGCGTATCCCGCGGTCCCACTCTTGGGAGACGGAAGGCTCTTCCAGATGAACCTTCCTCAAGCCCATATCAACTAGACTCTTCGGTTTCTTAAAAGCTGAGTCTTTACCGAACGTATCGCCTGGCCCAATACCACCTTCGCGCCATAGCTTAAATTCGGAAACGAGGGAAACCGCTTCCTGTCGCGGCATCAGAAGAGTGAGCCTCCTGCTCAGGATGACTGCTGTCATTTAGCGCCGGACTTCTTACCCAATTCAATCAGATAGGCGGCACTATCATGAGCAATGTAATCAAGCGTGGCTTGATTGAGAAAAGCAGGGCGCTGACGGGCCATCTTGCGCTCGTAGGCGCTAAGCGTGGATTTCTTTCCATCCAACCGGATTTCAGTATTTGTCATTTGATTCGCCCTACTTGGGTCGATAGCGTTTCAGCTGCCTATTCGGCTTTGTAGCTGGTGTCAACCAATTATAACGATTGCCCAACCATTTACAACCGTAAACAAGTATTCGCAACCTTTTGCAAGGATCTATTCGGATTATCATTCAGGGTTGAATGCTGTTTTGTGCCTCAGGATCAAGCGTGTTCTGTCGAGGTATGGCCCCCCGTAGACGATGATCTCGGATGGCCTGCCGTATAGGTGGTGCAGCAGGAACGGGCCAGGGCCGAAGGTACCTGAGTCTTCACCAGGTAGCGCCGGATCGGTGCCCAGGTATATGCCTGCGTGGTTCGGGTGCACCGTACGGCCAACCTGCATAACGATCATGTCACCGCGCTGTGGCCGGTCGACGCGCACAAACCCAGCCGCCTCGTAGTTCGCCTCGTACAGGCTGGCGTTTTGCGCACTCTCCCACCAGCCGTCGGCGCGCTGGAAGGCTTCGAACTCGAGCCCCCACTCACGTTGATACCAGTCAGCGCAGACCTGCCAGCAGTCCCAGGCCCCGTGCACGAACGGGCGATTCAGCAACGGGGTATTGCCGGTCGGGGTGATCGACCGCAGGTCGCCCTCGGGCCAGGACAGAATGTGCCAGGGCAAGGCCGTGGCCTCGCACATGGCCAGGTCATGCGGTGACGGCCTGCTGGTGGCATCCGGGTGTGAGTGAACAATGCCGATCACTTCGCCCAAGTCTTCCGCCGCAGCATAGTCCTCGGGATCAAGCCGGAACTCTTCGTTCGGCTCGGTGGCGATGTTTCGGCAAGGGAAATACTTCTGCGCCCGGCCAACAGCGAGTAGCAGACCGCAGCATTCGCGCGGATACTCGGCTGCCGCATGCGCCTGGACCGTCGCAATTATGTGCTTGCGCATGGTCAGCTCCTTGCTATCAGGGAAACGGCAGGGAATCCACCGAAGGACAGTTCGTTGTTTTCGCCGAAGCGCAGCTTGCAGGACGACAGGCAACCCTTGCACCGGTCCAGCGCTGGGTCGTCCGTTGGGTTGTCCTCGTCGTCGAACATGGCCGCGCCGGTGTATCCGCAGTCCGGCCCCCGGTAACCGTTGGTCATGGCCCAGTGGCAGAACGTCGTCATTTGCCGGCCGGGCAGCCCGTGGTTATCAATCTCACCCGGGGAAGACAGCTCCCAGACCACCGCCTCGCCGTCCTCGCTGGTTTTCTGGTCGATGTACCAGATCTCCAGCGCCTCCTGGGTCGGGTCGGCTGTCGGATTGCCATCGGGGAAGTTGGCCGCGTCCAGGTACTTGGCCAGGGTCTCGCGGACCGTCAGCTTGAACTTGAGCATGTCCTCGAAGGCCAGACACAACGCTGTTACGCGCCCGTTGACGTTGCCTGCGGCGAAAGTCGGCCGAGAAGCGGTGCCATCGCTGCTCGAGGAAATACCCTCAATCTGCACCGGCCAGGCCGCGTATTCCTGGCCCTGCCAGATAATCGACTTGGCTGGCAGGTCCTCTTCGGATCCTTCGTAGGCAAGCAATTCCTCTGGCGTGTGCGGGATGGCGTGACCGTGGAAGCGCAGGTAATCAGCGCCGTATTCCGTCCCGTCAATTTCAAACAGGCGAATCTCGCCGCCGGGCTCCAGTTTCTGGATGTCCGTGATCAGTGCCATGGGCGGTTATCTCAGGGATGAAAGGTTTGCTGGAAAGTAGCGGTGATGGCGTAGACCTGGCCGCCCCGGTGCACTGGCTTGTAGCCGTTGCACTTGTAAAGGCCAAGCTCACCCAGGGGCGGCTCCCAGAGGAAGCCCGTTGCCCCTTTGTGCCGGTCGAGGAAGGCCATGATGTCCTTGATGCGCGACTTCATGCCGGTAAAGGTGACCGGCCAGGACTGCGACTTATTATTGAGGCCGTCCTCGACCGACTGTTCATAACCGTCACCGAACTTCTTAGAGCGAACGCGCTGGGTGATATCACCCTCCGCGCCCTTCTCCGTTGCCCAGGTGAATCGTTCGATTGCCATCAGCGCCCCTTGATTGCTTTGTTGATGACGCCGCCCTGGCGCATGTCCCTTGAGCGCAACTCTTGATACTTCTGCTCAACGAACGTGGCCAGCTCTTTGCCGAACAGGTCATAGCCAGGCGCATCAGCCGAGGACGACGCGTTACCGTCACCATCGATATGCACCTCGACATTGATCTGTGTTGACCCGGCCCCGCCGCCGCCCATGGCCATAACGCCTAGCTTGCCGCTGGATGTCCGGGCGAGAGGCATGATCGCCTCATCACCCGCCTCTCCCATAATGCCCTTCTTGCCGCCGGCCATACCGAAGGCCGTTGGCTTGCTGACGACTGAGTTGGTGAACGCGCCGCCGTCGGCGAACATCTGTACACCGCCCGACCAGGCGCCCCCGTTGGCCTGAGTGACACCGGACCAGCCAGCAAGAACCTCAGGGCTGTAGCCGGCAGCGGTTGAGCCCGCAGATGACGGGGCAGAACCTCCACCGAAATACGCCCCCAAAGCCGAAGCCCCAAGCCCCGCAAGAGAACTGAGCAGCCCAGAAGCAGCCTGGCGGGCGGCAATACGCGCCATGTCCGCCAGGATGGATTTGGTGAAATCCGCGAAGGACAGCTTCCCGGTCATGGCGAAGTTGACAATCGCGTCCTCCATGGAACTGAACGCGTTACTGAACAGCGCCTTGGTCTGGCCTGCAACGTTCTGCGCCGAATCCAGATAGTTTTCCCAGGCAGCAGATGCGCCCTTCGTCCAATCGCGCTGAGCGGCCTCCACGTCCGCGTAGTTTTGCCGGATCTGATCGGTGGCTTTCTTGTTCGCGTCGGCAAGGGCTTGCGACTTTCGAGCGAACTCTTCCGGGTCCATCTTCCGTGATGGGTCGGACTGCTGGCTCTCAAGATCGCGAACCTGCTTGGCATAGGTGTCCTGCTGGCCATTCAGCTCGCCGGACAATGCGTTTTGCCGATCTCCTTGGCCTACCCCAATAACGGCACGTTGACCGGCCAGCTCCAGGGCCTTCTGTTGCTCACCCAGCGCATCGACGTACCGTTTAATGTTGAGCGATTGCTTATCGAGTCGTCCCTTCTCCGCAATCGCCAGCACTTCCAACTGGCTGTCGGCATCTTTTTGCGCCTTGACCATGCCGGCGCGTGCATCGGCGATCTTCTGGTCCAGCTGGATGCTTTGCTCAGCCGTTGTAGCTTTCTTGCCCTGGGCAGCTTCCAGCGCCGATATCTCGGCTTGGTAGCCGGCGGTTACCTCGTCCTTTTCGGCGCGGATCAAAACTGCGCGCTGTGTGGCGTAATCAGCCTGCGAAATCAGCCCGGCCTTCTGTGCGGCGTCCAATTGCCTTAGGGTGTTAGCGTACTCGTCCTGAATACCCCTGAGTGCGTTCTGGGCGTCGTTGAAGACGGTAAGGTCCACGGGGCCGGCGGACGTGCCCTTTGGATCTTTGTTCTTGTCCTTGATGTTCTGGAGGGTTTTGGCAACGTAGTCATCCTTGACGAACGGGCTGTCCGGGTTTGCCTCCTTGAGCTGCTTGACGTAGCGCAGATACTCCTCAGTCAATTTGCCGCGTTTCTCGGCATTGGTGAGGTTAGAGTCGCTGATCTGCTTCAGGCGCTGTTCGGCGGCAATACCCTCTTTTTGGATTCGCGCCTGCTCGCCCAAGTAGCCTGTCTTGGATTTCTCAGCTTCGATTTGAAGCTCAAGGAGCGTCAGGTCGGCCTGGTCTTTCTTGGTATTCCGCGTCTCAGCTCCAAGCCCTTGGAGGCGACCGCCCTTTCCTTGATTGGTTGCGAGACGATCCCGTATAGCCTGGGCCTGCTCTTCCATGGTGAGGGCGCGGCCGGCATTCAATGTCGCATCCAGCGCTCCAGCGGCTGCCTCTTTGATACCCTTCCAGGCGCGCTCTATCAGACCTAGGTTCTGGGTGATTTCACCGCTTCGGGTCTGAATGGTTTCTGCGTAAGCCTTGGTCAACAGATCGGCTGCGCCTACCGTGTCGCCCTGTTCCTTGAGCGCGACAATCTGCGAGTAAACGGACGCAGTAAGGAAGTTGTACTGGTCATTCAGCTCCTTGGCCGCCGCAACGGGGTCCTTCGCGATCTTGATGAACTCGGCAATGGTTGCGTCTACCGACTTGCCGGTGGCGTCCTCCATTGCCGCCGCAGCCTCGGCAATCATTCCGAAACTCTCACCTGCGACGGCGCCGCTACCGGCCAGCTTGGCCAGCGATGCGGCGGCCTCGCCTGTGGTGCCGTTCGTTGCGCTGACTTGGCGCGCCAAGCTTGCTAGTTGATCAGCCGAGGTGCCGGCGTAATTCCCGGTGAGGATCAGCGCCTTGTTGTACTCACCAGCCTCCTGGCTACCCTGGCTGTATCCATAGATCACGGTACCAAGGACTGCTGCGACCGCCGCCACCGCCGCGACCATGCCCAAAATACTCATAGAGGCGCCGGTAACGGCTGGCGGAAGTGCGCCATATGCCTTCTGCGCGTTCTCAGCCGCTTCCGCCGCTGTGTTCGAGCCTTCAGCCAGGTCTGAGAGGCTTTCGCCTGCCTCGCCTGCGTTTTCGGCAGTGTCCTTCGCGCCAGAAGCAATGCCCGCCAGGGATTCGCCCAGCACAGCAGCACCAGCACCGCCAGAAAACAGCGAGCGGAACTTGTCCTTGAGCGCGTCCATTGTCGGGCCAATGCCGCCGAACGAGTCCTTGATCTGACCGCCCTGTTGAATCAGGACCATCAGAGGGTTCTGGCCACCCGCCAGGCTGGTGAAAATGTCCGTGAACTGCGCGGGCAGTTGCCGTAGCGCCGCCTGCGTCTGCCCCGAACTGATACCGGTTTTCCGAAGCCCCTCATCGAATTCGCCCAGCTTCTGCCGGGACGCGTCGATACGTGTCGAGTACTCGCGGAAGGTGTCGGCATCAATGACGCCGGCCGCCTTGTACTTCTGCAACTGCGCCTGCTGCTGATCGAGCTTGTCGAGCGCGGCCATTGTTGGGTTGAGCTTGCCGAGCAGCTCTTGCAGGCCCTCGGCCTGAACTCCGGTCGCTGCGGCGGCCTTCTTGGTTGCCTCGGCCTGACGATCAGTCGAGCCGACAAGCGCATCCGATTCAGCCTGCAAGCGCCGCTGAAGCGAAGCCAGGCTGCTTACCGACGATCCCGACGACTCCATAGCGGAAGCGTTGGTGTTCACGCTGGTGGTCAGGCGCTGGTAATACTCGCTCGACTCCAGGGAGGCCTTCGCCGTTGCCAGAAGGCGGGCCTTGGCTTCGTCGAGCGTCTCGGAAAGCTTGCGCTCAGACGCCGACAGATCCGCCGTTGCGGTCGCCGCCTTGTCGAAGCCGGCAGACACACCATCAGCCGCTTTCTCGGCCTTGGCGCCGGCCTGGGCGAGATTCTCCAGGTCGGAGGTGGCCTTGACCGCTTCGCCTGAATTTACCGCAATGCCAAGCTCAGCGATCGTAGACATGAGTGCTCCATTATTTCGATTGCTCAGACATAACGAGCAACGCCTCGGCCTCCATTACTTGAAGGTCGGGGAAGATCTCTCTGAGTTGTTTTTTCTTCATGCCGATGAGCTCGGCAACGCTGGTGATTGCGGTGTAATCAATGCCGGTCGCGCCGCACGCGCCGGTGCGCCACTGAGTAGAGAGGCCGTCGAATAGGCGGAATGAAGGCCAAACACACGGCCACACCTCGAACGCATCTTCCATGTCCGAGGCGTCAAGACCGAATGCCGCCAACTGCTCGGCACTCGGAGGTGGCTCATACAGGGCGCGTGCGACGCGGATCAGTTTCCCGCGCGGGCCGGTGCGTAAGCCGCTTGATAGGCCGCGACAATGGCCTCACCGGCGCCGGCAGATGTTTCCACCAGCGCACGGATCGACTCAGGGCTCAGCTTGTCTTCAAACCCCCAGCCTTCAACCAATGCCTGGACCTGATCTACCTGGCGTTCAATGTCCGCATCAGTGATATCCACCAGGGTCAGATCGTCAGCTTTGGCCTTGAAAGCCTCCTGATCGTCCTTCGCCCGTTGCTGCCACCCCGCAAACAAGGCCGCCAGTTCATTGCGGTTCCGATACTTGAACTCAAACGGCACCTTGATGAATGCACCGCCAACGCGCGGAATCTCCACATCAGCCTTGAAGGTTGCGCCTTGCGCGATCTTGAACTTCGCCATGATCAGCTACCCCCGCCAGCAGCCACTGGCGCGCGGTACGCCGTAATCTCAGCGTTGATGGTGAAGCCGAACGTCACAGCAGCACCCTCGTTGCGCACCAGCGTTGGTGTTTTGTTGAACGACGGGTAACCGGCGTAGTAGATCGTTTTACCGTTCGGCAGAGACATCCGCAGGATGCGCACTTCCTTCTCACGATCAGCCTTGTCCAGTTCGTCGTACCAAGCCAGGCTGTCGTCGTCGGCGAGCTGGAAAGCAAACGCCTGGGCATTCTTGGTGGTCGGAATCTGCTTGTCGCGGCGAGCCTCCAGCGGTGCGTACGTCCAGTATTGCTGCTCACCGCCAGACATCGAGTTACCGATCACTTGGTTCACCGCAACCCAGCCGGTGACCTTTTTGGCGGTGCCCGCGCTGATGCCGTCCGGGAAGAACGCAACGTTCGAGGTATCGATGCCTTCCAGCGTGAAGGCGCCGGCCGCAGCGTTGGACACGCGCACGGCTCGCTCGTTGATGTCCTCCCAGCCAGAAGTGATCAGCAGGATGTCGCCATTGGCGAAACCGTTGGCCAGGGCCGTGGCCACACCCGGATTTGCGTTGCTGATGGCGGAGATCAACTTGGCGGCAGCAAAGCCGGTCGAGAGCGCCAGTGTTGCCCCGTTGGGGAAGTAGATCGACATGGGTTTTCCTCTTTGCAGTAATGACAAAACCCGCACTTGGCGGGTTCAGGATTTGCCCAACGGGCGGGTTATGGTGTGGTGTCGGACCGGTATGAGAACGACAGCGGTACGGTGTAGGTGGAGTCGCCGGTGATACCGGGGCCCTGATCGACAGGTGTCATGGGCGTGACGACGAAGCCGTTCTTCGTGTCGCGCACATACAGCGGGAAGAGGTCGGTCAGTTCGGCTGCTATCGGGTTCGTCTTGGTCTTGCCGGTGCCCGCCGGCGCGATGATGCTCACCTGGAACACGCCGGTGAACAGCCGGTGATCACCGCCGAGCGTGTTGCTCGCGGTATCGCCCGGGATCGTGAACGCCCTAAGGTAGGTCTCGTCCGCCGCCGGCGTGTAGGCCTTGTTCTCCAAGACGATCTTCAACTTCTCCGACCTGGCAGCGTTCCAGGCGATGAGCTTTGCCTCGTAGATCGAGGCGATGATTGCGTGACTCATACCTGGTTATTCCTGATGGCCTCCAGCACGGTCTGCTGGAAGCGAGCCACGGTCACCCTAATCATTCCGTTTGGAGCCTGGGAGCTGTGTCCATATTCCAAAGGAATTGCGTACGGCAGGGAGTTTGTTATGTAGGCTGTTTCGCCCGCGTTGAACTCAATTGCGCCATTGACGATGCGCGCCATTGAGCCCGCCCCTGACGCATCAACCGCCTCGGTTGTCGAGTTGTCCGGTGTGCCGACGCTGAACATCCAGTTGTTCCTAAATCGCCCGCCAACGTATCCCTTTGGAGCGAGAATACCCATACCGTCATTGAGTTTGAGGCCGCGCCTTAAGTACCCGCGCTTGTCGAAATTTTGAGGGTTCTTTCGCAGGTTGTCGTTATGCTCGGCGACCGCCTTGTTGTACTCGAGGCTTATTTTGTTGATCTTCCAAATCTCTGGCTGCCCAACCGGAGACATCGTAATTACACTCGTCCCGACCTTGATAATGATGTCGCGCAACGTCGCATCTATAGCTTCTTTTGCTTGGTCTGCGAAATCCTGTATTTGAGCTGAAAAACTTCCGCTCAGACCGGCGCCTTTACTTGCCATGTCACTTCCTCAACTGAGCTGTCCAGGTGGCATCGGCCGGATCGGCGGACACATTCATAACCCGCAGGCCGTTGATGATGTCGCCAATGGCCGGCGCTGCCGGTAACGCCGTTGGCACGGCGCCATCCGAGACGAATAGCTCGTTTTGCAGCACGAGCAGCTTCTTGTCGGTGGTCTGGATGAGGGAACCGTCGATCTCCTTGGACAGGTAGCTGCCCAGAACACCGCGCCCCGAGTACGTCACCGTGGTCTCCGGCGTTTCGCCACCCAAGTCGGGGTCATACTCGCCCGCAACCTTGCGCACGCCCGTCACGGGCTTAACCGCGTCGGCCAAGCCGTCAGGATCGTCGAACGCTTCAGCCAGTTCGGCCTGGATCTCTTCGCGCATGCCCATGATCAGATCCTTTTCAGCATCATCACGCCGGAGCGCTTGATCCACGGCTCCAGCAAGGCCAGGGCGAAGTTGACGCCCGCCGACTGATCGGTAGAGCCCGCCACGTAGGTCTTGCTCACGGACGTACCGGACTGAGCCGATACCGTCTTGCTCTGCACTTCCTTCTGCGTTGCTGTGTACAGCTTGCCAGCCGCTGCCTCTTCGGCAACCTGGGCGCCGGCTGTTTTGATCTCGGCCGGGACCGGATCGGGAACAACCCGCTTAATCTTGGCCGTGAGCCAGGCATTGGCCATGGTCACAGCAAGGACCGGATCACCGGTGCCGGCCCAGTCGGGACCGAGCTGGGCGTCAACATCGGCGACGGTGATGTAATCGGTCATGTGCTTGTCCTTATTCCGCTGGCACCAGGGCCTGCAGGTCTTCTTTCTTAGCGGACGGGTCGAAGGCAATGCCCCTCTCGGTCAGCCATTCTTTCAGCTCGGGGACCTTCATTTTCAGAGGGTCGGTTTCTTTGCTCTCCGGCTCCTTGCCGTCAGACACCTTGATGCCGGCCGCTTGGTAGGCGTCGTAGATGTCCGGGGCATCGCCATCGACCACCACCTCGGTAGCGGAGCCGATGACACCGAAGAATTCGCTCAGCAGGCGGTAGCACACGCTGCGCTCTTTGCCCGGCTTGTCCGTGTAGATCACTTTCATGAGTCACCTCAAAAGCTCCCCGGCGCCGATAAAGACGCCAGGTTGTGTGGGCCGGATTACGGCGTGGTGGTACCGCTGATGACAGCAGCGAAGGGAACTTGCTTGCGGCTGAACACGCGCTGCCAGTTTGCAGCAGCTGCGTACTGAGTCGCGGTTGGGCTGAGGTTCTGAGCCTCGGAGCCTTTCCAGCTGAAGCCTGCAGGCTGGAGGATGTAGGTCTTCCGCTCCCACAGCACTTCGGCACCACCACCGTTACCGCCGCCAGGCTTGCGTTCCAGCTCTACCGGCACCTTCGGCGTGCCTTCGCCGTAACCGAAAGCGCCCTGGCCGAAGAACACGGAAAGGTACTTGCCTGCGCCGTACACCAGGGCGTCGTCCATGAAGACTGGTTTGCCGAGGTAGGTTGCCAGGATGATCTTGCCGTCGGAGTCACGCAGGTACTCGATGAGGTCCTGCTTGACCATCTGGTTCATCACCACCGAGTGCACGCCGATCGCGCCGAACTGGTCAGCGGCATCGCCGGCGGTGAACGCTGCATCCTGGAAAGCATTCGCACTGATGGTCGCACCGGCGTCGATGACCATGTCACCACCGTTGTTCGCGATGTTCGAGGCGATGATGCCGCGAGCCGCGCCCAGGGTGTAACGCTGCCACTGGCGGGTCCAGTAGGTGCCGAAACGGTTGCGGATCTGCTGCTGAGGCTCGCTGTTGGCCAGTTCAGCCGTCAGGTCAGCCACGCCGTAACCTTTGTTGAGGTACAGGACTCGGGCACGCATGCTGTCCTGGGTGACTTTGCCGACTTCACCTTGGTCGTTCGGGTCGTCGTTGCTGATATTCGGCGCTTCATCGGCGTTGAGATCCTGCCAGTAGCTGATCTCGGCAGTGCCCTGGCTGCCGGAGGCGATCGCATCCAGCACAGGCGAGCGGGTCACAATGCCCGACTCATATACAGCAGTCTTTTCCGGGCTGTTAACCGGTGCCAGAGAGGCGTAGTAGTCGCCGACGAAGATGTCGGTTAGTTGGGTAGTTGCCATGGATTAGGTTCCTTTGGTGGCCTGGATTTTCTTGAAGAGATCGGGATTGTCACGAGCGATCGCAGCGCGCTCGGTTTCCGTGTACTCGCCCCACTTTTTCGTGGCCTTGCCACCTTGATCGCCGACCTGTCCGGCGCCCTGAGCCCTTGGCCACAGGTGTGTTGCTGTTTCACGCAGAGACTCCGCCCATTCGAGCGGCGACAGCGGGGTTTTCCCGTCCTTCCCGTAAACGACCTCGCCGTCACGGTCGGTGGCAATCGCCTCACCGTCTTCACTGAGTTTGAAAGTGCCCCGGGCGCGCAGGATGATGTCCTCGGCGGCCTCTGGGAGCGCACCGGCCTTGATGGCAGCGGCGCGGATGGAGTCGGCTAGCACCTTGTCACTGTACTTGGCAGCGAATTGCTCGGCCTTGTCGGCACGGGCCTTCTCGGCTGCCAGCTTGGTGTCGTAGTCGGTGCGCAGGCGCTCGGTACGGCGGGTAATGACCTCGTCCAGCTTGCCCTCGGCAATCAGCTTGGTCTCTTCATCCTGGCCAACCTTGGTCAGCAGACCTTTCACTGCGGCGATGTCCAGGCCTTCGAACTGGGACTTGAAGCCGTCCAGCTCGGTTTTGGTGGTCCGGAGCGAGCCAAGCAACTCGGTGTTCTTGTTCTTGAGGCCCAGGGTCGCAGCCTCGACAGCTGCAGCAATGGCGGTCTGAACTGCCGGGTCTTCAAGATCAATCTGGTTTTCGTCTGCCACTTGGTGCACCCCTTGGGTTTGGTCGGCCCGCTTTGCAGGCAATAAAAAACCGCCCATTGGGCGGCTTGGTGTGAATTCTGTGATTTATCGAACTATCGAGAGCCCGCGCATCACCAGGTAATCGGCGAACTGCGTCCTGCTCGGCGCGTATGGCGGCGGACGCATGCGCAGTCCGGGCGTATCTCGGTTGAGCCGCGTGCGCCGGCCATTCGGCTCAGTGCAATGCGTCGGTTCTTCGATCTGGAAGCCCTGCTCGGCGGCGTACAGCTCGACCGCCAGCCGTACCTGTCCCCACTCAAGCTCAAAGGGCACGAACGTCTCGGATAGCGTCTGGTATTCGATCTTGCAGTCACGCCGAGGCCAGGCCATTGCCTGTTCAGGATTGGCTTTGCGCCCTTTCCACTGGCGACCGCTGATGTCGGCTGCGGCGCGCAGCAGCAGTTCGACCTGGTCAGCTTCTGCTTCAGGTATCCGGAACCCGTAGTAGTCGCGGTAGAAGGTCAGCTTCTCCAGCGGCACGAAGCTATTCGCGTCTGGCCTGCCCTTCCCATCCTCAACGATGATCTGCATGTGCTATCTCAACCTGGTGGAGCGCCGAGTGTAACGCCTGCTCGGGTGAACATGTCGGGCTCTGCATCCTTCAACTGCGCCAGCGTCAGCGGCTTGAACGACTTGTCGAGCTGCAGCTTGGCGAACTTCTCCGGCGTAAGCCCGCCATCGCGGAACAACTTGCCCCTGACCGGACCAAGGGCGTGATCCTGGAAGCTCGCCGGTTGCGTGGCAAGCCACTCGTAATAGTTCAGGCCTGCATCGACCTGAGCACCGCCGTTGTCGCCCACCGAGGCACGGGTGGCGTCCTTGGCGAACATCTCCGAAAGCCTGGTGGTCGGCACCGTGGTTGACCGGCAGTTGATATGCGCCGGCGGCAGCGGACCTTTGCCCAGGTCGAATCGCATCCCATCCAGGCCCTTGCATTGCTGCGAGGTTTTGCGATCGAGCGTCGACACCCAGCGATAGCCCAGCACCACGTCGCTGTTGGCCTTCAGCGTCTCCATTCGTGCCGTGGTGGCTACGTGCTGGATTGCCGTCTGCACCACGGCGGCAGCATTGCGGTTGCTCACCGCCAGGACGCCGTCCGTGAAGTTCTGTGCCGCGGTACCGCGAATCGCCTGGATGATCTGGGCGTTGGTCTGGCCCTGACCGAAGCCAAGACGGATGGTGTTGGTAACCCGCATCGTCTCGGTGCGCGTCCAGCCACTCACAAAGCTCTTCAGCAGCTTGCCGCCGTCGATACCCTTCACCTGCAGCGGATAGGAGAACACCGCCGCCCGGATCACCGTATTGGTCGGCACCACCGCGTCGATGGGGAGTGCATTGCTCAGGCTTTTGGCCTCAAAGCTCGACTCATACAACGCGATGTCGACCAGATCAGCCTGCACAAGGTCGCCGTAGGCCTTGTAGATATCCAGCAGCTTGCCGTCCACCCGGGCCAGGAACTGCTCAAGGCGATCCCGGCTGTAGGTGGTCAGCTCCTTGCGAGTCAGTTGATCCCGCACCAGTTTGTCGATCTGGCGCAGGTACTTCTCGAACTTCTTGACCTCGCCGGCCTTAAGCCGCTCCAGCATTACCGAGTGGCGCGTCGTCTGCTCCAGCAGTTGGCTGTCCGCCTGCACCAGGTTTGTCGATGGCATCGTCTTTGTCCAAGTTGATGCCGGCCGACTCGCGCTCATCGCTGATCAGTTCGGCCTCGTCTTCGTATGGGCGCTCCGGCAGCTTGCCGGTGGTGAGGTACTGCCAGTAGGTGTCGGCGCTGATCGTGCCGGCCATCACCCCCTTGAGCAGCTCGGCGAGAACCTGGGCGTCGACCACCGGGGTCACGAACTCAGGGTTCACCTTGAACTTGACCTGCTTGGGGTCGTAGCCCTTCCACTCGGCTGCGTATCGCAGGCCCTGCTCGACCGCCTCGGCCACAGTGATGACAATGCTATGCAGAGTGGCGTGCTGATCGTTCTGGCGTGTTTTGCGCGCCTCCCCCGACTCGGTGCCGGCCACGTCCATAACCTTGGCGCCGGCCTCAAGCGCGGCGTTTTTCTGGTCGTCCATGGCTCTGCGCACGGCTTCAATACCCGCGCCCTGGAACTCCAAGTAGCCGCATTCGCCGTTCGGGCCCAGGTCCCATGCCGCTGAAGGGCCGGTGACGCTCAGCTCTACAGCCTCATCCAGCCCTGAAACCCATGGTTGCGGGTGGCTGGTTTGATGCAGCGAAGTGAAGTAGTCGGCGCTCAACTGGTAAGACTTGAGCGCGGCGCGCGCCATAGTCAGCAGCGGAACCTCGTCTACTTCTGGCGAGTTGTCGGTCGAACCGCAGTAGATCACTGGCAGGTATGGCAGGCCTTTGACCAAACGGTTGTCGGTGCCGGTGGTGCCCAGGGGCCGTTCGTCGTCGATTAGCTCACCGGCCTCGTTGCGCACCGCTGTGTAGCAGACCTCGCCCTGCATGAAGAACTCACGGAACACCGCATCGCAGTCATGGCTGTAGCGATCTCCGCTCTTCTTGCGGAACTCTCGGAACACAGAAAGCACCAGATCCTGCCGGCCGCCTTGATCAGCGGTGTCCCAGTTGATCGCGTTGCGCGTGGCGTACGTCGAGAAGTACGGCTCGCCGCTGTCGTCGATGTTCACCACCAGCGGCACCCGGCCGTGGGAAATGGCCTGGCGCACCATGCGAAAAAACAACTGCTTCAGGCCGAAGCCGTCAGCAGTAGCGTTGTCCTCCAACCCCTTAAGCCCAGCAGGAAGCTCGATCTCCGGAATCAATCGGGAAACCAGGCCCATCATCGACCGCAGCGAGTCGCGCACCCAGTGCTCGTACTGGGCACGGTTCGTGTAGTTCTCGTAGAGGTACTTGTTGCCCGCACCGTCGAGCTTTTCAGCCTCAACCATGCCGCTCGGCTTGGGCAAATTGCGCTCGTTGCGCTTCACGGCGCACTCACCCTCGAGCGCGTCGTCCATCATCTCCCACTCGGCGATGTGCGCGTCGTAGTCGGGGTTTGTCGATTGCACTGGCATCAGGCCAAGCCTCCAATTCGGCGTGTTCCGCCTGTGCGTTTGCGTCGGCCCATCGAGACGGCGAAGTAGCGGAAGGCGTCCGCGCCGTGCGATGACCAATCGTGAAGTGGTTTGTCCTTCCAGCAGCCGCGCTTGTCGTCCCACTCCTTGCGGTAGTTCTCCAGGCAGGAAATGCCCAGTTCGCACTTGGACTCATCGAAGGCACAGGCCGGAAGGATCTCCCGAACCTGCTCAATGCCTTCGTCGATGCCGAGCTTTGGAACAACGCTAAACTTGAGGCTGTATTTTTGTCCGTCGATCTCGTAGCCCTCCCGGGCTAGTTCTCGCCGAGTCTTGCCGTCGCTACCGAATTCGCGGTTGTCGATGTCGTGCGGGCCCCAGTGATCGCCATACGTGTATTTGCGATCCTTGAGCACCTTCATGTAGTGCCGCAGGCCTTCGCCGCTGTTCTCGTAGAAATCGATGACGTGGTATTCCTCGCCGACGATCCGAACGAACCAGATGGCCGTGGAGTCGCCGACGCCGATATCCCAAATCGTGTGGACCGGCAGATGACTGTTGTCCGGCAGCGGGCCGATCCTCTGCGCGCTGTACAGCTTGGTGAACTGTTTGGCGTAGTACGCGCCCTCGATCGACTGCTGGAAGGCCTCGGCCGGCAGAGACGGGTATTCCCGCTTCATGTCGTCGCCGAGCGTCTTCTCCTTGGCCGCGTACCACGCCCGCTGGCCGTCGTTGGTGACGATCCCGTGTTTGGCGTGCAGCTCGTTGAAGTAGCCGGTCAGGCGCTGAGGGATGACCACGTCAGTCGGGTTAAGCCAGTAGGCATTGTTCTTCCACCAGGAGAAGAAGAAAAACTTCCAGTCGAGCAGGCCCAGGGGCACACCAGCCAATTGCTGGCGTTCCGCGCTCTGCGAGTAATCGAAGAAGTAGCCCGCCCGACCCTCCGCCGTCGATTCAATCGTGACGAAACAATCGGTGGCGACAGCCTCGAAGGCGCCGGTGACGATCTCTCTGGCCTTGTGGGGAAACTTGGCGCAGATCTTCCCGAACTCGGATACGTGCAGATACCGTAGAGTCCCGCCCCGGAAGGACGTGGACACGTAGAGCGATCCACCCTTGCTGAACACAAGCTCACCAGCAGCATCGTTAGAAGCAGGATTGGCGGCACGTATCTCAGCAGGCAGGTTGTCGTAGGCATATTTGACCTTCTCCCGAAACAGGCGCTTGGCGTCGTTCAGGGTGTGAGCGATCAGCGCGCACTTGGCCGACTCGAACAGCGCTGCGTCGAGCTGGATGATGCAGCACTCAGTGGTAAAGCCAAGTTGCCGGGCTTTCAGGATAATGTTCCGGGTGTGCATCCCCTCGAAGTATTCAATCTGCTCATCCGTCATCCGGAAGCGGACCTTCTTGCCCTGCTTGTCCGTGATGAAGTAGAGGTTGTTCAACCGCCAGCGCTTATCCCGGAGCAGCTTCAAGTGCTCGGGCTTCATGTCAGGCTTCCTTCGATAGATCGTCCATCAGTGCAGCCAGGTCGCTGACTGTCTTATCGCCGGTCTCGGTGTCGAGGTTGTAGGCTTGGCGCTCACCCTTGATGACCTTGAGCTGGGCATCAACACCGGCGTTCAAGGATCGGGCGAAGTCGCCGGCATTGTCTGGGGTCACTTCCATGCCGGACAGAACGTAGCTGAGCTTGTCTGCAATGCCACGCCACTGAGCCAGCCCTGAGCGATGAGCCAGGATGACAGCTGCGGCCTGGTCAGACGCCTCTTCGATGATCTCGGCGTCGGTAACCACTTTCGACTGGTTACTTTTAGTGGTTACCGCCGTGGTTACCTTCTGCTTGGTTGCCGCTCGGACCTGGTCTGTGAGGTCGCGCTTCCAATCTTCTTTCTTTGCTCGCTTCAGGATGGTCGCGTGGTTGACACCGTGCGATTCACCTATGGCACGCACTGAAAGCAACCCGGCCCGGTAGGCGCGCTCGATTGCCTCCCAGTCGGATTGCTTGTTCATTGACTACTCCATGGCATGTTATTGCTGCGAAAAGTACCTCTCTTCAGCGCCTATCGCGTGAACAATCGAAACGCCAACTTCGCCAACCTCTCTGTGCACTTGGCTCTCATCGATAACGTTCAAATTGGCGAGTTTATCTCCGTCATCCTCTGCACTGACTACTCCAAACTCGTCAATGCAAATTGCAGCAACCTTGACGTGCCCATGCACGTCACCCTCAAGCGTTACTTCCTTCTCAATTACATATCGAATTTGAGACTTTCCATGGATAATCGAGCTGACAGCAATAGCTCGAGCAAGGCCAAATGGAGTTTTCAATTTGAAGCCTAAGCCGCTGGAGTCGAACTCAACGTCCACACCCCACGCTTCGGGAGCCCCAGGTTTAGCAAACTGGTGCTGCAAAATCGTGCGAAACTCATCCGCAAATTCCGCCGCTTTCTTCAGGTTGCCCTTCGCGTCTCTCACTGCCCTGTGCTGTGCCTGATCTAGGATTTTAACGTTCATTCACACCTCCATTTATTGAAGGCGCGATTATGGCCCTCGATGAACCTCGACGATAGGAGCGGGCGTTAACTAAACGTATCAGCTGGCTTAGCAATGGAACGCACGAACCACATAAAGCCTTGTTGCAGGTTGGTCTTGGCCAAGGTCAGCAGGCGCGGGTCAACACCTTCAATCTGGCCAATCTGCTTGAACAGCTCGCCCGCGTCAGCCTCAAGCGCCATGATGGAGTTCATGCCGTCGATCTCGGACTGGCTCAGGTCGCGGTAGCCGGTGATTTTCTTATGCTGGTTATCCATGGGTGATTCCTCATTAATGCGCGCCACGATTTGGCGCATTCGAAAACGTGGCGCGGCTTAATCGACCTTACGGCTTGGCAGCTTGAAGTCAGTCACCCGGTCGGCAATGGTCCGAATCTTCTCCACGCCCAGGAAGCCAACCCAGCCCCCGACGAAGGTAGCCATGCTCTGTGGGAGCGAGAAGAACTCAAGGCCGCTGATGATGGTCAGGGCCAGGCCACCACAGATAGCACCCTCAACGATCATCTGGCGACGCGTGCCGCCACCGTAGGTGATTCGCAGAACAGCCATCGCACAGGACAACGCAGCCGCATAGAGAATCGGCGAATGCTGGCTCAACCACGCAAGCGCTATCGCCCAGGTGTCTGGTTTGTCTGGCATGTTGGACATCTCGGTTCCTCCCCGTCAGGGAGTTAGGAATATGGCAGGTCGTGGCCTGCGGAATTGAATCGGCTCACACAGCACTCCCAGCTCGGAGCAATGGGTGTGGCGGAGCCGAAAACTAAAAGGGCCCTGCATGTGCAGAGGCCCTGAACAGGTCCCTCATCAGCGCGACAAGTCAGAGGCTCTGAGGGCTTGGGGAAATCTTTGGCACAAAAAACCCGGCTCTTGGCCGGGTTTAAGGTTTCGTGTGCGTTTCGCGTTACTTGTGCACTATGGGGAAAGTACATCAAAAACCCCAACATGACAACACCTTTATGCCGCCACCTCTTCTTTTTCTGCGTGAATGACCTGCCAAACCGGCTGTTGCACACGAATATCCACTTCCTCAATGGCGTCTCGCAGGAAATTCCACGCTTCTTTCCAGTCCCTATCCCATACTTTGGGCTCTATGTGGACGCCGTAGAGCTTGAGCATGCCCTCGGCGATACGAGCTGGACCCCATTGAGCGCCGTCATGAGCCTCCACCTTGTAGGACTGCAGGGCCATCGTCACAAGGCAATGCACCTTTGCTTCCTTGGCTTCGGTCAGGGTGGAAAAGTCCACGCAACTCCAGATCAGCTTCTCGGCGTTGAGAACGTGAGCGAGCGTCATGCATGGGTGATACAGGTAGTGCCCGAACTGTTGCTCCTGGAATGGAAGTGTACCGATGGCGCGCAGGACTTTGCCGATGGTTGCCAGGTGTGCGGCGCGGGCCGTGGACTTGCCAGCGGATGTGCGCCGGGTTTCGCTGATGCTGATCCGCTGCCCAGGCACTGAGAAGCGCCCGGCCTCCTCCCCCTTCTCGCTGCCCAGGGCTGGGAACTGGGCGTCACGCTTGCCGATGCGCCCTCCGGTCTTCACTGGTGCCGACTCCGCCCGGTCGATGGCCGCAGCGCTGATCGACGCGTTCGATTCGTGTTGTGCTTCGGTCCAAACCTGTCTTGCATTGATCAGCTTCATGCGGCTTGCTCCTTTTTCAGTTCTCTGGTCTTTGCCCGGTATTCGGCGGTCATCGCCTTCAGTTGCTCGATGGTGTACTTCTTAGCCTCATGAGGACCTTCCAGCCAATCAACTGCCTCGACGCCGAGACGCTTAACCAGTTCGATTCGATAGTTCACGATGTTCCCGGAAAGCTGGGTGTTGCACTGTGAACACTGGCGGTGGCAATTCAGGGGCTCGAAGCGCAACGCTGGATTGCCCCCGACCGTCCTGTAGTGACCTGCGTCATATTTGCCCTGGTGGTGACGCCCACAGCTCACGCATGGCAACTCGGCGTCACGGGCGCGCACCCATGCGTTAAAGGCCTTCTGTGTATCCTTAAGGTGATCAGCCCTGCTCTTCAGCTTCTCCTTGCGGACGTTGATGTCCTTGCGCTCGATGTCGGCCAGCGCCTTTCGCGCCTTCGGTGCATGCCTCGGCCCGTCGATGATCGCGCAGGCCGGGCTGCAAACCGCCTGCCCCATCCGCGAAGGGACGAATGAGGCCCTGCACGTAGCAACGCGGCATTTTTTCGGCTTGGGCTGCTTCCTTTCGATGGCCATTCAATAACGCCCTCCCCATTTGTCCTTCTGTGTCCATCGCACCTGGTGCTCGGCGCCGAAAGCCATAACCCACTCGATCAAATCGCCGCACTGCTTGACGGTGAGCTTGCTTGTGCGCTCGTAGATGACGTCGAAGCCGTTGCCGTCCACCGCCGGTATCAGCTGCGGCTGGTCGCCCGTTTCGCGCAGCCAGGCGGCCGTCAGCAGGCGCTTCCAGATCAGGACGTCCCACTTCTTCCCGGCGTGTTCGACCTGGGCGGCGATATCGGCCAGGGCCGCGTGCAGGGCCTTGTTCTGCTCCCCGCTACGGTCCACTTCGGTGATGGCGAGCTTCTTTGGCTTGGTGATGTCCATTCCAGCGATATGCCCAATCACCCGGGCACGGTCTGATTCGTTGCGGATCTGCAGGCTGGTCACGGCTTCACCCCTGTTGTCTTGCTTACCTTCCCTTCAGCCTCAAGCTGGCGCATGGTCGCGCGCAATGTCTTCAGGTCCCAGTAAAACCGCAGGTACTTCCCGATCAGATCGACCTTCGCTGAGAGAACCAGGCTGATCGCAAGGAGTATTGCCACCACCAGCAGCGCACCACCGACCATCATCACGCCGTAACCAAGCCATAAAGCGATTGAATCCAGAGTCATGACCGCACTCCCTTGCCCAAGGCCGCGTCGATACGCAGCGTCAGCTCCGCAGGCGCATGGTTCCCGATGGCGCGCATCTCACGAAGAAGACCCCGAAAGACTTCCACCTCAGCCTTCAGCTCAGCATTCACCCGCTCGTAGGCTTCGTAGCCGGTCTCGAGGCCGGCGACTTCGGCGCGGAGTTGGTCACACCTCCCTGCATATTCGAGCGCCCGATTGCCGGTGTTCCTTTCCATCTGGATAAGGCTTTGTACGGACCCTTCAAGCCTTTCGATTTCCTCGATTAGAGCCGTGATGATAGGAGGCAAGCTGCCCTGCTCGACCAGCGCTTTGAGCTTCGCTTTGTCGATTATCATGGCTTTACCTTCAGGCCTGCGGCTTCGATGGCTTTTTCACAGTCAGCTGCGTACTGACATTCGTCGAAGTGGTCGCCGCCGTAATACGGGCTTGTGTAATCAGGAAGCTCAATCACCAGCGCCTCGCGGGAGGCCTTCCAGCCGTCCCATGCGCCGTTCGCGTAAGGGCTGTCGTAGAACTCTGGGTGAGTCGCCGAGCGAGTGAAATCCATCCCACGAAAGCGCGGGCTTTTCTCGAACTCTTCACGCATCTTGTCGGTCATGTCCGTTGCTCCGCTGCTTCTGCGATCAATGCCATGCGCTCAAAGCGCTCGGCGGCCTGGCTGGCGAGATTGGCTAAGTCCGCCTCATCCACCACCGGCATGCACACGAAACGAATACCGTGCTTGACCATGGTGTTCGCCATCTCAATGGATTGGCGTAGCTGTGCTGGGTTTGCTCGTTTCATTGCGAGATCCCCTTCAGCAGCTCCTGCAACTGCTTCAGCTTGCCCACGGCAGCGGCATTGGTTTCGCGCTCAGCCTCAACCGACAGCGCCACTTCTTCGATGCGGCCGGCCAGCGTCTTCAAGCGCTGACCAATCTCATCGGCCAAGCTGACCACCTCGACCGACAAGCCGGCGAGAACATCCAGGGCGCCGGCCTCTGGCTTCTTGGTCGAAACAACTGCCTGCTTGGCTACCTGGGTCACGGCCTGCTCCTTTTTGGGTTTAGGGGTTGCTGCGTCACGCTGAAACTTGCCGCCGACTGGCTCGCGGATCAGGCCCGCTTCCTTGAGTTCGCCCAGGGCGCGGCGGATGGCGTAAGGCGATGCGTTGGTGGCCTTGGCTGTCGATACCGCGCCGTGGATTTCGTGGTTGCTCCAGCTCGTTTGGATTGGGACGTAGCCGAAAACCTTCTTAGCTATTGAGGACTGCCCGGCGAGCACCTGTTGCTGTCTGGCTTCATTCATTGCGACGCCCTCTCCTGCTCCAAGTCCCGCGCCTGCTTCAGCAGCAGCGCCCGGCGATCTGCCAACTCATTGGCCGCGTCTATCCGCATTTCATCCTTCCTTTCAGCACTGGCAGCGCGCATTTCCAGCATCGAATCCTTCACCATCTGCAACTTTTCGCGCAGCGCTGGAGCCGGCCGGGTAACGGCGCCAGTGATCAGGCCAGCCAGGGCGCGCCCATCCTCGGTGATCGGCTCAACGCTCAGGTCTGCCAGGTACTTCTGGCCGTGTTCGCTGGGAATGCGCTTCAACTCCAGAGCCTTGGTGACAGCCTGGATGCGACGACCAGCGTCAAATCCCACGGAGACATGCCAATTCACCGGCTTCGTGTCCTGGCGGGCCTGGCCGACAAACCGCTCGTAAGCGCTGATGAACGCCATGCGCGCACCGATCTTGTCGCCGGCGTCGAGGACCGGTTTAGCGGCGGCCAGGGCCAGCTGGATTTCGTCGGTCAGCACCACGGTTTCGAATTCGTCGTTGGTGGTCATTGCGATGGCCCAAGCCTCGTCCTTGCCCGGGCGACCGTCGGAGGCCTGGACGCGCTGGAGGATGTCAGCCATAGCCAGCTTGCCTTTCACCTCGAAGCGGCAGGCCTTCAACGCGGCTTTGACCGCTGGCACCGGATAGGCGCACAGGTCTTCGGCCATCATTGCGGCGGTCCCCGGGTTCATTTCCTGGCCCATGGCCTCGGCTGTGGCGCAGATGGCGGCGGCCAGCCCGGCAACCTGCTGGTCGTTCATTTCAGAGGTATTCATTGCGGTCACCTGCTTGGCGTTTGGCCAGAACCATCTGGGCGGCCTGCTCCGCTGCGGAGTGGTTCGCCTCTGTCCGCTCCATCTGGCGAGCAGTTGTGCCGTTGATGCGCTGCCCGGTTACCCACTGGGTGTGATAGCTCTCGGCGTTGGCCAGCAGCTCGTTGAGGCTGTGGCACTTGCGCAGCACAGCGGCGTCGCTGGTTTTCAGGAAGTGGGCGGCGACGTGGTGAGCTACATCGGCGCCGAGGCGGTCGACCAACTGTCCGAGCTGGCCACCGACCTTGGCATTCCACACAGGCCAGGCGCTGTAGCGCTTGCGGTAAGCCATGGCGTAGTTCGCCCAGACCTTGAAGGTTTTGCAGGTCTGGTCTTTGGGGCCCGGCATATCGGCGGGGATCTCAACCCGTGGGGCATCGGTGCGATCAACCACCAGCACCAAGCCGCGGGACTGAGCCGGCTTGCCGGTGGCGTCCTGCAAGTCCTGACTGGTGTCCTGATTGGTACCCTGATGATTGGTATCCTGATTTGTCGGAGATTTATCCGACCCTTGCTCGGATTTTTTTCCGACCTTGCTCGGAGATTTATCCGAGGTAGATCGGATATTTTTCCGACCTTTGTTTTTTGGTGGGGTCGGATATTTTTCCGACCCATCAAGCTTCTGGTTCCACTCGATGGCCTTCTCGGTAAGGCGAAAAAGCGTGATGTTCGAAGTGCTGGAAAGCTCAATCAAACCGGCCTCTTCCAGGGCCTTCAGCATGCGGTAAGCGGTGTCTGGCTTGTCTGTGAGCAGCGGCAGCTCCTCAGTGATCTTTGCCTTGCTCAGCGCGAAGAAGACCCCGTCATCGGTCTTGATTGGCTTGGTCCAGCTCGGGCAGCCGTAGACGAAGGCAAACAGCAGGGCCTGCTGAGAATTCAGCCCCCACTCCAGCGCCTTCACCTGATTAATCGTGACGGTGTATTGCATGTCAGGCCTTCCCGACCTTAGCGGCCAAATCAAGGAAGCGATCCACGTACCAGTGAGGCTGCGTCTCGCGGGGGCATTGAGGGCTGGTGAGGTTCTTGCCGTAGGCCATGCCCTTCTCGGTCACAGACCAGAAGTCCACCATTTCCTGCTTGGAGTTTTTGCGCTGGAGGACCTTGAGGAAGCCGTGGGCCTCAAGTGCAAGGTTGAAGGCGCGGGCAGTGCTGGCGATGGCGTGATCTTTGATCAGGGCGGTGATTGCCTTGGTCGGCATCGAAGACCCGCCGGCAGCGTCGGAGGCGGCGTCCACTGCATAGCCTGGGAGGAATTTGGCATCCAGGCCGTTGTTGGCGGCGATCTGCACAAGCATCATCATTTTGCTGGAGGGCGCCGGCTTCAGCAGGCGATCGAAGCATTCCAGAATGGCGAGTTCGCCAATGACCTTGGAGTTGTTCGTCTCCTGGCCGGTGTAAGAGCCGGTCTTTCGAATGGTCGGCAGGACCTGGCCAACCACCCACTCTTCGAACTGCTCAGCAGCCGGAAGCTTGGACTTCATCACCAGCCGGTAGAGATCGCGTTCAGGGATGATTTGCACTGCGCGGACCTGACCTCCCATTTCGGTATGGCAGGTGCTGACCGCTTTGCAGTGGACATTGATCGCCTTCGACGTGTTGGAGTAGCCCAGGGCTTCGGCGATGTCCTTGGCGATGAACCATGGCTCCCCGTGACCGTCGTCAATTACGCGGACGGGAAAGCCGTGGAAGTCGAAAGGTGTCACTGGTTTAATCCGCGCCACGTTTTCAGATTGCGAAAAACGTGGCGCGAGATTGTTGGAGGTATTGACGGGGGTTGATTGTGTATTCATTATTGCCTCGCTGATGTAGCAATGAGCCAGGCCACGAACCTGGTTTTTTTGTGCCTGTGATTTAGTGAGCCTTCGAACCAACAAGCGCGGCCCGATCTGCCATTGCGACGGCATGAGCGGCAAGGGACCGGCAGAAGGTTTCAAATGACTCGGCGTAAACTTGGTCTTTCTGGTCAAACACGCCATCGGCAAAAACCTTTCCGCCCAGGCCAGCTACGAGCCCAAAACTCGTTGAGATACCGGCGAACACCTGCAAGGCGTCGTCGATACCAGAGCCAACCTGCTTAACAGCCAAAAGACCGTAGCGACTCGACAGCTCAATCAATGCGCGGTCACGCCAGGGCTGATCCAGGGCTGCAACCCATGACTCTTCAATCCACGAAGGGATCTCAATGCGGTCGCCGCTGTCATCGAGCCAGCGCTCTACGCGCTTGCTCCAGGCCTTGTAGGCGCGACCGTAGGCCTGCATGTCTGCGGTTTTGGTCATGCCCTGTAAATCCGGAAAACCCTTTTCCTTGCAGCGCTCCGGCGCTCGCGTAAACAGCTGGTGGTTGAGCTGCTCAGCGAAGCCGTCTTGGCTCATGCTCGTTCTCGCGATCATGTCGCGCGCAATGGCGACCAAGACCGCATCGCGTGTTTCGTGTCGCAAGTTCGACGTTTGCATGGGGACTGCTCTCTTCTAATCTGGCTTCAATGGAACGGCGGACGGGGATGTCAGGCGGCGGACTGCTGCGAAGCCTCAATAGATGCCGAAGCGATCTGCCCCCATGGAAACGATGGGCAAAGGTCGGCGCGGTTTACGACGCCACCGGTCAATGCTTCGATTTGAACTGCGCGCTTTGCTGGGACTGCGCGCTCGCCGGAGCACCACTGATTAACGGTGGGTGCAGTGACCTGCAGCAGGCGCGCCATTTCCACCTGACTACCCAGCAAGCGAGATGCTTCTTTGGCCGCTTCTGCTGATTTCATGAGTTCTCTCCTGGAGATTTGTGTCGAATATAAGGCATTACCTTATCACGGGCAAGCCATTGCCTAACCGTCAGCGCAATAGGCTTAATTAGGCAATGCTTACCGGACCAGAATTAGGCGCAGCCATTGAAGCTGCGCGGATCGCCAAGGGCGTATCGAAAAAAGACCTCGCAGACGACTTCTCCGTGAAGCCTCCGTCGATACAGGGCTGGGTGAAAAACGGCAGGATCGACAAGTCGAAGCTGATGGACGTGATCGCCTATTTCTCCGATGTCGTTGGCCCAGAGCACTGGGGTCTGCGCCCTGGCTTTTCATATGAAAATATTGGAGACGGCGCCAGAACTGGCGTTTTAGTTGCTGAGCCAGAGCCTGCTTCGACCGCCGTCGAGAAGTTCCGAGCAATGCTTGCTGGGAAGCGCCTCGGCGAAGACAAGCTAATGAGGCTTCTAGCTATTGCGGAAGATGACGCCCTGGGCGAGGAGTTGGGCGGCTTGGTGCATGACGCCTACAGGCCTGGAAAGGTGGGCGACGAAGTATGGATTGCTCACTATGACGTACGCGGAGCCTTGGGCGGCGGCGAAATTGCTCATGACTTCCCCGAGATGCTCCAGGACGTGCGCGTCAGCCCCTCCCAGCTCCGAGCCATGGGCGTCGAGTTCAAAGAGCACTTCCATCTGAAGATGATCACCGGCTGGGGGCAGTCCATGACGCCAACCATCAAGCATGGCGATCCGCTACTGGTCGATGTCAGCATCAAAGAGTTCGTTGGCGATGGAATCTACTTCTTCTCGTACCAAGGCTTTCAGTACATCAAGCGTCTGCAAATGAAGGGTAAGGACAAATTCAAGATGCTGTCGGACAATCGGAAGCACAAGGCCGAGGACATCTTTCTTGATGAAACGTACATCCAGGCGCGTGTGCTGCTCGTCTGGAATGCCAATCTGGTATAGCCCATGCCCCTCACCAAGCCCAACAAACAGCTGTGCAACGAGCTCAATTACCTTGGGCTGGGCCTCGAGCAAGCCGCGGGCGGCATAATCAACATCACTAAGGACTGCCAAGATATCGATGTTGCAGCCGTCCTAAAGCTGGTAGCGAAGTTATACGATGATGCGGATCGGCTCGCCGCCCTCGCAGACGAGGTTGGTGCTGGACTGATAACGCGAACCGAATCTGAGTAGGATCGAAGAAACAGCAAGGAGACTGCATGCCCCTCACCATGCCAAACCAGCAACTGCACCGCGACCTTAAAGAGGCTACCGCCCTGCTCAAGTGGTCAGGCGTCGACCTGAAGCAGGCTGCTGTAAAGCTTTCTGATGCCGGCCAGGAAGATGACGCTCGCGAACTGATAGCGATCGCTATGAGGTTCCAGGAGGTCGAGGAGCTGATGGATGGGTATGCGGATGAGGTAAAGACGGCGCATATAACGCGCGTCAGTCGCTAGGTAAATAATCGCACAGATAAATGCGGAGAACATGGCTATGACGCAGACTGCAAAATCTGAGATTGAAGCTTACTCGGCGAACCTTGAAGCTATCGCCGAAACGCTGGCCAGTCAGGCAGTGGAATTAATGAATGCAGGCCTTATCGATCTCGGCGAAGCAGCCCTGGAGCAGTCCGTAAAGCTCAGAGACGCCATTGAGCGCCTTCGAGCCATAGATCTGTAAGGACGCATTATGACCCTCGACAAACCAAACCAAGATCTCAAGCGCGACCTACAAGGCATCGCCTCAGACCTCAAGTGGTCGGCCGTAGAGCTGATGAGGATTGCAGAGCGACTGAGCCTTGCCAGGAATGAGGCGGACGCCCAAGCCGTGCTGAGGATGTGTACCGTGCTTCATGCGGACGAGGATCGACTGGCGGGTTATGCGGATGAGGTGAAGGACGGCCGGATAATTCGGTCTGCGGAACAGAAAAAATGACTGCATGGCGAGAGCAGAGCTTCTGGAGCAAGGTGTGGACCTATGCTCTGATGGCGCTCATGCTGGTTTTCACAGCCGAAGCTGGCATTTGGCCGGACGGCAGTTCATCCCATCGCAAGCGAGTCTTCAGCCCTGGCTTTGTCGTGGTCTGCGCTTTCGTGGCTGTGGTTGAGCTGATGCTGCTGAACCACTTCTACGGTGCGCGGGGATGAGGTGCAGAAGGCATTGAAAGCGTGACGCGGCAAGGTACAAGGAAGGGGTTAAAACAAGGCTAAAATAGGAAGTCGGCGCATTTAGGAATATTTTTTGGAATAATTTGACTAATATTTTGTAGCTGCTCTATGATTCTCTCAAGCCTTAGAGAGAGCTCCTGTATGACCGCCCAGTTATCCGACTCAGAAATCAGCAATCTCATCAAACCCTACGAACAGGTCATCGCAGAAGCCGTACTCAAAGGCTGGAAGCAATGGCTTGAGGTGCCAAATCGAGCTCAGTTCTATAACAGAACTCGGGCGAACGTTGTTTGGGATTACACTATTGGAGCTTTGGAAGAGGCGCTTGATCCGCTCCCTGGCGTCCACGTTAACAGGGCGGGAAACACCTGTATTTTCATGATTGGCCAGCAATTGGCATTTCGCTTCAAAAAAGGCGACGAAAAGGGGTTCAGCAGCAACTACCCTACGCCTATGGCTCTTGCCTTTCACGACCCCGAACAGCAGGTTCTTGGGATTCCAGAGGCAGTAAAGACCGAAATTATTTACATCCTCAACAAGCTTGAAACCGAGATCTTTCAAGTCCGCATGGTTCGCAGGGATGGCGAGTCGGTAGCTTGGTCCCGTCCAGTTTATGAGCGACCAGTCGCGCCTGTTGAAGCTATCCCAACTGGACTGCCCGCAGCGCCATCGAAGGATTCGCAGGGCGCCCAGCCCGCGAGAAGGCGCCGAGCAACAGTCAAGAAAGAGCTGGCGCCAGTTAAACCTACTGAAAGCAAACCGGCCCGACCATCGTGATGAGCAATACATTTAACCCTGAGATGCTTCAGCTGGCCAGGCAGTTTCGCGGCTTCAGCCAGAGCGCTCTATCCAAATCCATGAGCATCACTCAAGGCTACCTATCAAAGATTGAAAATGGATTAATGGAGCCTGCCGAGGAAATGGTTGAAGCCTTCTGCAAGTGCCTTTCCTTTCCTAGGGAATATTTTTTTAACCAGGATCGGGTGTATGGGCTGCCGGTTAGTGTTCATGCTTATCGCAAGAAGGCTACTGTCCCGCAGAAGACGCTTGACGCCATCCAGGCCGAAATGAATCTGCGCATCATGCACTACCGAAAGCTTCTTAAATCCGTCGACCTCGCAAAGGATTATGAGCTCCCTTATCTAGACATCGACCAGTACAATGGCGATGCCGATGAGATCGCATTCTTGGTCAGAAGATCGTGGATGATCCCTGACGGACCTATCAAAAATCTCGCCGATTTCGTGGAGCGCGCTGGCGTTTTGATATTTGTTTGCGATTTTCCTGCTGGAAAAATTGACGGCGTAACCCTTGCCATTCGTGGGATGCCGCCTTGTATTTTTCTGAGCAAAAATCAATCCGCAGATAGAATGAGATTTTCACTTGCTCATGAGCTCGGTCATTTAGTGATGCATCGACAACCCAGTCCAACGATGGAGGATGAGGCCAACAAATTCGCAGCCGCATTACTGATGCCAGAAAAAGATATTTTCTATCAGTTGAAGAACATCAGCATACAGTCGCTGGCCGCGCTTAAGCCTGTATGGAAAGTATCTATGAGCGCCTTGCTCTATAGGGCGGGCACGATCGGTGCAATTACAAAGTCTCAGAGCGATTATATGTGGAGACAAATCGGCAGCCTCGGCTATCGAATGAGGGAGCCCGCTGAACTGGACTTTCCGCATGAGAAAGCTCATCTGACTTCAGAGATTCTGGAGCTTCACCTGGAAGATCTGGGATATTCGCTTGAAGATCTAATGAGCATCCTTGGATTGGCGCCTGAAGACTTTGGTAATTTGTATAATTTCAAGCAAAAGCCACGCCTTAGCATCGTGAAATAATCAAAACGAGCCCGGCCCAGCGCCGGGCTTCTTGTATCCGCCCTTCCCGATCTGGTCTATCGCCAGTGAGGCGTCTATCCATCTGGCCAAGGGCCAAGCCCGCCATGGCCTCTCCCCTACTGGCGGGCTTTTTGTTATTGCATTCCCCGATCTGGACCCGTGGACTGACTAAGCCAGAATCTTGGAGGCCTGTCGAACGAGATCAAGCCACTCAGCCTCAGTGACAACTCCTTCACGCATCAAGCCGTTTGCCATTTCGATGAGAATTTCGTAAAGCTCCTCATAGTCGATATACAGTTCGGTTTCTTCCATCATGGAGCGCCAAAGGGCTAGCGCATTTTCCTTCCTGTCGTTGCTCATGCTCACCACCAAATAAGACACAGTTTATTGAGTTCGGAGCGCGTATGAGTGTTCAGTAATTTGGGTTATCACAAGATTTCGTAACTCCGGTTTATCCGCCACTGAACGGGCTTTTTGTTCCTGGATATAGCGCAGCGCAAGACCTGGTATTCGCCCCCTCAAAAGGTGCCTGCGAATTAAGTGATAAGGTGTCTGCCCAATTGTGAGGTATACCCAATGAAACAGATCACTGATCGGCTCAAGGAAGAAAGGGTTCGCCTGGGCCTCACACAGCAAGCACTTGCGACCGCCGGAGGCGTATTGGTCAATGCCCAGGGCAACTATGAGAGAGGCGCTCGAGTGCCGAACGCAAACTACCTGGCCAATGTCGCAAAAGCCGGCGTTGACGTCCTCTACGTGATAACTGGGGCACGAGCGCATTAGTTTGGACGTGCGACCGATTCGCGTCGTTAGCAGCAATTGATCGTCCGCAGGGCCGATGGTGGCTGTACGCCACGAATGGTAGAGTGCTGGCTCAATTACGGGAGGGATCCAATGAAAGGATTTGGGATGTTCGCGCTGATTGTTGGCGTCTGCTGGCTGATCTTCGCACTGGGCATGGATGTCTCCGTGCCGACCGGCGCTGGCGGCCGAGTAAACAACATGGGCCTGATGGCCGACCGACAGATCCATACGATCGTTGGTGGCATGATCGCGCTCGCGGGCTTGCTCATGGTTCTGCTGGGCGGTAAGGGCTCCCCCGCTTCTACCCAGGCAGAGAAAGACACTCGCCCCTGCCCTATGTGTGCCGAGAGCATCAAGACTGCTGCGGTCAAGTGCAAGCACTGCGGCGCCGATGTTGAGCCACTAGCCGCCCCGCGCCTTAAAAATGGATGGGTTGCATCAACTGCCTGCCGTGACGAAGAAGAACAGCAGCGAACCATTGAGGCAATTACCAGTACCGGGCTTCCAGTAGTTTCTATGATCGGCCTGGCCGTAGGTGCCGGCCCATATGAAACCAAGGAAGAGGCCAAGGCAGCCCTGGTCACTATGCGTGATGGCCCCAGGCTGTTCAGCGAGATCGTCTACAGAGACTCGGTGAGCGGCAAGTACCCACCGATTACGGACTGACTAACCATGCTTAAGTGAGCCCGCAACGAGCGGGCTTTTTCATGCCTATCAGAAAGGCGCCGCCTCTTCTTCTGGCTGAAACTCGACCTCTCCCCTCCCCGCTACCTCGACTTCCTGCTGCTCCCACCTCACCGTCACGCTGCCGTCGTCATTGAGTGTCAGCTCAAGCTCGTCGGTTTCGGCGATTACGCTCAGCACCTCTTCCCACTCGCGATCTCCATCCGTGTCCAGGCGGTGAATCGTCACCTCCCGCCGCTCTTGGGCGATGGGGTGGTTGATCATCGATGAGACGCGCAGCCCCAGACGCGCCATGCCGCTCATTTCCTGCCGTGCTGCCGATACCGCCTGCTTCTTCGCCATGAAATCCCCTCCCGGTTAAATGCTGTATATCCATACAGGTTAGGCAAAGCTTATATCAGCCCCGATCTGAATGTCACCACCAAAAAGGGGAATAACCAGCAGGAGAAATTTCTTTAAATAATTAGGCATTACCTATTTACAGGTGATTAGGCATTAGCTTATCTTTGCTCCATCGAGTCACCCAACAGGGCTCGACAGGGCCTCACAGCCTACCGCTCTTTGGTTTCACCCCTTGCCGGATCACCACCGGCCCAGATTCAAAGGCAGCGATGAACCGGCCTAAACGGTTCAGAGGGTTGGCAACTGACCCGGGCGTGCAGCGTAAAGCGCCAAGAACAGTTATCCAGCGGGAGAACAAGCCGAAAGGCCCGCGGCTGGAAGAACATTTGATTCAAGCCGGTGACCGACGCCAGTAGCGGGTTACCGCGGAAGTTTTCACTGATGCACCCAACTGCAGTTCGGTCGGGTGCATTGGGAAAACAACCGATCAAGCACGGAGCACCAAATGAACGAGCAAACACTTCAATCCATGCTGATGGATGGCGTAACCCGATTCACAGACAGCGCCAAGCCAGCCGAAATCATCGATAAACATGTGGAAAGCATGTTCACCGACATCATCAAAGACAATTTCCGCAGCTACAGCGACATGGGCAAGCTGGTCAGCCAGGCCATTAAAGATGCGCTGCCATCCAACGTGAGCGATCTGTTTGAGCTGACTCGCTACAACGACCTGATCGCTACCGCATTGAAAACACAGTGGGAGTCTTCAGGCGTTACAGGCGAAATGCTCCGTCGTTCGCAAGCAGCGATCGACGATGCGCTGAAAGACGACATCGTGCCGGAATTCGTAAACCTGAGCGATTTGTTGAATGCCTTCATCGAAGAAAACAAAGAGCGTGCAACCGACGAGCAATGGGAGAGCCCGCACATCACCATTCGTGAGGCTGAAAACGACTACATCGGCAGCAGCAAGCACATGCACATCTGCTTTGACCCACAGCCGGAAGAGCGCAGTTCGTCATCTCGATACTCCTCTGGTACCAAGCGCACCGAATGGGAGCTGGCAAATCGGATCAGCATCAGCGTCAAGGGCCAGAACGACCGGGGCTACGACTTCGGTGAGGTCTACAGCGCGAAGCTGGACGGCGCACCCATTGGCCGCAACTTCATGATTTACAAGAAGTGGGAAAAGCTCACTGCGGCCCTCTACTTCGGTGGTGCCAAGCTGGTGATCGATTGCGACGAGCACGATTTCAGTTATGGCCTGTACGACTGAACAACCAGCGCCATGACAGCCGGGAAAGACCGGCATCCCCCCTTCCCCACCTCTATTACGTCAGCACTCCTCCCCCGCGCCCATCGGCAACCAGCGGGAGGAATGAGTGTTGACGAATACAGGTGAACCAACGGAGGAAACGACATGGTGCTTCAAGTGGATGAGGTCGCGGTGACAGGCGGCTTCCGGATCATTGATACAGATCGTTGCCCGGCTTATCAGAGTGTCGCGATCGTGGCTCAGCGAGACGCGCACCCGGTGATTGCCGATTGCGAGATCACCCACGCCGAAGCGCTTTCCACCGCGAAGGCAATGGCGGCCTCTCGCGACCTGCTGGAGAGCCTGACAAATCTAGTCGGGCTGGCAAGGCTCGGCGCCGCGCACCTGGGCAATTACCACGCGGCCCTGGCCGACGCCGAATGCATCATCGCCAAGGCTACCGCCTAACCCCAAACACTGGAGGTCGCCATGAGCGATTGGATCAAGTGCAGCGACAGGCTGCCCGATCTGCCGAAGGGTGGCGGAAAGCACCACGCCATTGCCTACACCCCAGCGAAAAAGGCGCAACGGTTCGCCAATGGATCGAGCTTCCTCTATTGGAACGGCATCGATTGGCGCTATCCGGACGGATCACGCTTCGAGCATCGGGTAACCCATTGGCAACCGCACCTCATGCGACCCATCGAGTAATCACGCCTGGAGGCGACCATGCACCCTGACATCCAAATGCGCCGCGACATTGTCGACGGTCTGCATCAGCGCTCCCTTCTCGCCACTGCCGATTTCTACCGGCTGATTGATCGGCCAATGCCAGTGGTCACCTTCAGAATGACGGTGAAGCCTGCGGGCCGTGACTTCTACCATGTGGTAGATAGCCAGACAGGCAAGGTTATGGGCTTCCGCCGTCAACACAACGAAGCCTGCGCCCTCGCTCGGCGCCTGGAGACTCGCAATGCCAACCAGCTACGCGGATAGCGCCCAGGCAAGGGAATCCGACAGGCGCTGGGACTTGCCCGACTTCGGAAGGAAACAGCACGTCGATCTGTTTCACGAGTACACGGCTGATGATCTGGCCAAGCGCGAGGCGCGACGACTCAAGGAGCGGGCCAGCCTAAAACTACGCATCGGTCTGGCCATGGCTCAGATGGAGCTGGTCTGTCCGCCCATCGAGGTGAAGCATGGATCTTAAACAGCGAAACCACCAGACAGCCGTTCGCTGGATCGAAGGCGAAATCGAAAACCTAATTCTTGACTTGGGCAAGCCAAACGCCAGCGCGGCGGCCACATCGTGCGTAACCCTTGCTTTCATGCTTCGGGTTATAGACGAGAACGAACATCGTTACTTCCGCGCCCGCATCGACAAGATTTACGCCAACTACAACACCTCTACCGTTTCCGCCGCTTAACGGCGCCAACCCACCACAACACTTTCAATGCTGCGCCAGGCGCGGCGAGGGATCGTCATGTCCACAAATCCTAAAAAAGCACCTGCACAAGAATCGCGCGAAATGAGCGAAGCCGAAGATGCGCAAAAAGCTGTATCCCCTGCGGTCGCGGTCACCGACATCGCTGAATATCGGCCTCACGAAGAACAAATCGTTCGCCTGGAAACAACCTACGCGAAGCTGGTCGTTGACTGCTCGACGAGCGAAGGCTTGGCAAATGCGAAGGAGGTTCGCGTCGATATCCGCGACGTGCGCTATGCCCTGGCGAACACCACCAAGACGGCGCTGGTGCCATATCAGCAGAAGGTCAAAGAGGCGCAGGCCCGTGTCAATCAAGTCAAAGAGTTTGGCGAAACGCTTAGGGCTCGCGTCCTCGTACTTGAAGAGCCAATTGATGAAGCGATCAAGGCGGAGGAGAAGCGCGTCGCCGACGCTAAGGCCGAGAAAGAGCGCCTGGAGCAAGAGCGAATCGAAGCCATCCGGGCAAAAATTACCCGTTTCAGTTCTGTCGCTGCCGCATATGCAAGCCGCAGCGCCGCTGATGTTGCGAGCGTCCTGCAGAACGTCAAAGAGTCGGTAATCCTGCCAGAGGAATATGCCGAGTTCGAAGCGGAAGGCACCATCGCCCGGGACAACGCTATTGAGCAGCTTGAAACGCTGCACAGGGCTGCTGTCGAGCGTGAAGAGGCTGCCGCCAAGCTGGCAGCCCAGCAGAAAGAGCTCGACGAGTTGCGCGAGAAGCAAAGGATTGCCGATGAAAACGCAGAAAAGGAACGCCAACGGATCGCAGCAGAAGATCGCCAGCGCATTGCAGACCAGCAGGCAGAACTCAACCGGCAGCGCGAGCAACTGCAGCGCGATCAAGATGCCCAGCGTTTGAAGGACGAGCAGAACCAACGTGATCAGGAAGAACTGGCCCGCCTGCGCGCACAAGCTGCCGCGCCGGCTCCGGTCATTGCTACGGCTCCTGCGTCGATCGAAGCGAAGGCCGAGGTCGCACCAGTCATCTCACAGGCGACCAGAGCTGAACAGGACGATTTGACTACGTCCGCACCGGCAGTTGACGACATTGTCGAGGTTGTAGCACTGGGCTTTGACGTAGACCTCGAAACTGCTCTCGCCTGGCTTCGTGCCATCCGCTTCTAACCACCCTTTCCATCTGACGGCCAGCACAACCCATGCTGGCTACGGAGAGCGCTATGACCGACACAGACACTCAAGCACAAACCGGCCTCGCCACCTACCACGACCCATCGCACAACGCGGCAGCACTCATCCTCGACCCGGGCACCATGCGGTCGATGAGTGACCTCGCAATGATGATGTCGAAGGGAGTGACCACCGTCCCGAAACATCTCAAGGGTAACCAGGCCGACTGCATGGCGGTGGTGCTTCAAGCGATGCAGTGGCAGATGAATCCCTTCGCCGTTGCGCAGAAGACCTTCATCGTCAACGGTGGCGCGTTGAGCTATGAGGCGCAGCTCGTTAACGCAGTAATCATCGCCAAGGCGCCAGTCAAGAGTCGCCTTAACTTCGAATGGTTTGGCCCCTGGGAAAACGTCATCGGGAAAATGCGTGAAGTCACCAGCAAGACCAAAAAGGACGAGGACACCGGAGAGTTTAAAAAATACCGCGTTCCGGCCTGGAGCTTTGACGACGAAAAAGGTATCGGCGTTAAGGTTTGGGCGACCTTCCGGGGTGAAGACGAACCACGCACCCTTGAGCTTTTGCTGACTCAGGTCCGTACTCGCAACTCTACGCTTTGGGCGGAAGACCCAAAGCAGCAAATCGCGTACCTGGTCACTAAAAAGTGGGCCCGCCTCTTCTGCCCTGACGTCATCCTTGGCGTCTATACCCCTGATGAATTCGAAGACTCGTACGGTGGCGAGATCGACATTACTCCCGCTAAGCATGCTGCAAACACTGCTGCCGCTGCTGGCGTTTCGTTCGGCCCCAAATCCCCTTCACCAGAAATCGACGGTGTATTTGCAGACCTTCTGGTCGTCGCGAAGCAGCAAGACATCGAGGCCTATGCGGCAGCCTGGGCAGGTCTCAAGCCGAAGCAGCGCGCAGCAATCGGCCTGGAGTGCCACGAAGCCCTCAAAGCCATGGCGGCGACTGTCGATGCCGACTTTACAGATATGACCGGCCATAACGGCGACCAGTCCCAGGCAGAGGAGGCGGCATAGTGAGAACGGAACTTCAGGGCACAGAGAAGTGGCATGCGGACCGATCTGGCCGCGTGACAGCCAGCCGCTTCAAAGATGTGATGGCCTGGGGGAAGCCGGACAAAAACGGCAAACGAGTTCCGCAAGGCGCCCGCACCACCTATATGCACGAGCTGTGCTTTGAGCGCTTAGCAAGGCGCGCCAAGCACAGCGTCAGCAGCAAGTCGCTTGCGTGGGGGCATGAGCAAGAGAAGCCATCCCACGACGCATACGAGATGCTGACCGGCAACGTGGTGACCAAGTCAGGATTCATCGTTCACCCAAAGTACGACTGGCTTGGGTGCTCCCCTGACGGACTGATAGACATTGATGGCGGAATCGAATCGAAGAACCCCTTCAGCGAGGCGATTCACGTCAGGACCTGGCTTGAAGGCATGCCCGAGGAACACATGCCGCAAGTCCAGGGCTGCATGTTCGTGACGGGACGTAAGTGGTGGGACTTCCTGTCATTCGATTCTCGCCAGGACGACGAGTGCAAGCTCTACATCGAAACGATTTACCGCGACGAAGACTACATCGCCAACCTTCACAAAGAGCTGGTCCAGTTCAACTTGGAACTGAATCGCATGGTTGACGAGGTAGCAGACAGAGCTAGGGCACAAGCCCATCGTTTAGGAGCCTGATCATGATCAGCAACCACCTCAGCCTGGTCGAGCAGCACCGCCAGGACGCTTACTCGATATCGGAGCGTACGGCGGAGTTCTTGGCCGCTGGCGGGACAGTCGCGCAGTTGCCAAGCCCGCCACGCAAACCGCTGCCACCGCCCCGCTCCACCAAGATCGATCCCGAAACCATCCTCAAGCGCCGCAAGCCGCCAATCACGAGGGCTGAGCGTAACGCGCTGCGCAAACTAGCGGAGGCATTATGAGCAAACGCAAGGCGCACAACCTCAAAGCGCGCATTGACCGATCCTGCCGGTCGCTGCTGGCCGCCAACCACGTCGCAGTGGTGAACATCGACCCCAGTGGCCGACAGGGCATGATCAACTACAAATCGCTGAAGAACATCGCTCCAGGGAAGATTGGCCAGGCTGTCTGCGGCATCCCCCACCGCTGGACGATCTACCTCAGCGCCCTGTGTATCGACGCCCGCGGAGACCGCTACAGCAAGTCGGTAGAGATTGCGCCCGAGGGCAACTACTTCTCCGACCACTTGGAAGACGTAATAGAGCATTGCTACAAGAAGCTCCGCGACGAGGCCAATCAAAGCCAGATAGTGGCGTCGGGCTGGATCGCCATTCCCGAAGTGATGTCGCTGGACGAGGCGAACGCCGCACGGATCTTCGAAGCGGTCGGCGCCTGGCACCAGGTGAAGGTCGATTCATGCGCCGCATAGCCCGCACCCAGCAGCGCAAACGTCAAACCTGGCTCGCACTGCCGGCCAGCGGAATAGAAGAGGTAGGCCATGGCCGAGGAAGAGCAGCAGCCGACGGCGGAAGCCTTGAAGCAGCGTCGCAAGCGCGAGAAGGCAGCGGCGAAGGCCGCCGCCCTGGGCATCGAGAAGTTCACGGTTGAGGTTGCTGGCGTTTTCAAGAAGGACCTTCAGCGAGTCATGAAGGCCCACGGCATCAACAACCAGCAGGACGTTCACCAGCGGCTGCTGATGAATCTGATTGAGGCTGACTTCGAGACCCAGGGCAATATGCTTCGATGTGTCACGACACCTTACGAACCAAGCGAAAAGGTGTCGAGAGACTTTTACGAGAAGAGCATGGCCGAATTATCAGCAGACCCGGACGACGAAATAATAACGCCGGGCGTCTAAAGGAAATATACACCCTCTGGTTTGAACTCGCGGCGTATAGAGTGCGACTCAGATGGGCAGTCAGAATGGCCGACAAGCCCTTTCCAGAACTCATCATCAAACCAGTCTGATAGATAAAAATAACGACAGGCGTTAATCAAAGATCCTCGCTCCCACTCATATGCAGACCTTGCCGCCCCTCGAATACCGTAATGGATTTCAAGTTCGTAAAAGGAGATTTTTTCTTTTTCTAACCACTTGTTTTCCAAAAATTTTGCCAATTCAGAAACCTGCTCTTCGCCGATTTCGAACTGTTCCTTGTATGGTTCGTGCCAAGACGCGCCCTCATTCGCAATGGGGTAGACGCCATTGTCCCAAGCGTACGCGTAAGCGGGCGTGATGTTCTTTCCGGTGCGATCGCTCGTAAAGAGCGTGAGCAATTGGAATTTCTGAAGGTTGAAAAGCATTTCCGCAGTAGCTGACATTTTCTCTCCTTGATCCGGCCCCATGCCGATCACCCGTAATACCCCAACCCAAACCAAATTGCCACCACCGGTTACGGAGGACGGCGCCTACCTGAGGTAACCGCAATGCCCGTACTTCATAGTGCAATCCACAAGATCGATAAGAAGCCTGATGGCAGCCCGGCCGTTCTATTCCTTGGCGGCGCTGAGCAAGTGGAGAGCCAGGCCCGCGACGATCTGATGCACCAGTTCAACGAAAGCTACAACGCCACTGCCGGCAAGGGCTGGGGCCTCTTTCACCCTGAGTCAGGCGCTCACCCACTCAGCGGCTGGATCAACAAGTACCTGGCCAAGGGGGCCGACTTCCTCGAGTTCAGCACCATCGCTGTCGAGCACCTGGTCAAGCTCATGGAAGAGTCAAACCTCACCACCGGCGGGAACGCCCTCTTCTGCCACTACCAGCAAGGCCTGACCGAATACATGGTCATTGCGCTGGTGCAGGAAACCGAAGCGGTGACCATGACCGAGGAACTCAGCCTGCTGACGGTGAAGCGCCTGGACCTGGACCACATTCGCCTGGCCGCGCGCATCAACATCAGCGAGTGGCAGAGCAACCCGCGGTCGAAGCAGTACATCTCGTACCTCAAGGGCAAGCAGGGCCGGAAGCTCAACGATTATTTCCGCGACTTCATCGGCTGTCAGGAAGGTATCGACGGCCCGAGCGAAACCCGGACCTTGCTCAAGGCGTTCAGCGACTTTGTTGAAAGCGAGGATCTGCCAGAAGAGTCAGCACGCGAGAAGACCCAAGCGCTGGTCAGCTACTCCATGGCCCAGGCAAAACTGGGTGAGCCGATCACCCTTGGCGAACTGTCGGAGCTAATCGACGAAGATCAGCCGAAGAACTTCTATGACTTCATCAAGGCGAAGGACTACGGGCTTTCCGAAACCCTGCCGCCGGACAAGAAGACGCTTAACAAATTCCGGCGCTTCACCGGCCGCGCCGAAGGTATGTCGATCAGCTTCGAGGCGCACCTGCTGGGCGACAAGATCGAGTTCGACGAAGCAGGCGGCACCTTGGTCATAAAGGGGTTGCCAACCCAACTGACCGAACAGCTCAAGCGCGCCGCCAACTGACCGGCAAAATCAGAGCTTTTTGAACGTCAGCGTCGTGCTTTGTGGCGGGTAGATAGACATGCTGTCTCGTACCTCGTAGCTAGCGAGCACTTCTCCCGCCTCATTTATCTCATCGTAAAAGTCAATATCAGTATCGCGACCTTTACGCTGTTCCCGCTTTGAACTGGTGTGCTTGAGCTCATGCCCGTCAGGGATTCCAATCAGCTTGCGATGCTCTTCGCTCATAACCACTCCTTGATCCGGCTCCATGCCGGTCACCCGTAATACCCCATATCAACGAATCACGCCAGCCGGCGAGGATCCCCTATGCCCGATATCACCTACGGCTCTGTGTGCAGCGGCATCGAAGCCGCGACCCAGGCCTGGCACCCGCTGGGCATGCGCGCCGCCTGGTTCGCCGAGATTGAGCCGTTCCCTTCGGCGGTCCTGGCCCACCACTATCCCGACGTGCCGAACCACGGCGACATGACCAAGCTGGCCGCCCTGGTGCTGGCCGGCAAGATCCCGGCGCCGGACGTGCTGGTCGGCGGCACACCATGCCAGGCCTTCTCGGTCGCCGGTATGCGCGAAGGCCTCACCGACCCGCGCGGCGCCCTCACCATCAAGTACGTGGAGCTTGCAGATGCAGTTGACTATGTTCGCGCCGGCCAGCGAAAGCCCGCCAGCGTTATCGTCTGGGAAAACGTCCCCGGCGTCCTCAGCGACAAAGGGAACGCCTTCGGATGCTTTCTTGGCGCGCTTGCTGGGGAAGACTGCGAGCTGCAGCCTCCAGGGAAAAAATGGCAGGACGCTGGTTGTGTGTATGGACCCAAAAGAACAATCGCGTGGAGGATCTTGGACGCCCAATATTTCGGCCTGGCCCAACGACGCCGTCGTGTGTTCGTTGTCGCAAGTGCTCGTGACGCATTCGATCCCACCGAGGTACTTTTTGAGCGAGAAGGCGTGCGCCGGGATACTGCGCCGCGCCGAGGCGAGGGGCAGGACGTTACCGGAACAGCTCCTTTCGGCCCTGCGCTCCAGTGCGGAGAAGGATGCGAGTATGTCTTCCCCGAGCAGTTAGGCGCCTATGGCTGCCCGAACTGCGAAGGCGACTTCGGGCCAGCGGTATCGATGTTCGGCGGCATCCCGGCCTTCGGTGCCGGCCGCATGTCCGGTTCCATCGAGAAGGCTGGCACCCTCACCCACCATGAAGGCCGGAACGATCTGGACAGCGAGACGTTCTTTGTTCAGCCAGATGTCATCGGAGCCTTCACAAGTAACGCATACAGTGGCGGCGCAGGCGGAAGACCGGAGGGCGCAGCGGCAGGTCACTTTCTTGCGGTCGCAGGCGCACTACGCAGCACAGATGGCGGCGCCGATGTCGACCACGCCCAAGCTGGTCACTTGATCGCAGGCACACTCAACGCCAACGGAAAGGCCGCTGGCAGCGCCACTCAGCAGGATGCTGAATCGGGTCTGCTGGTGGTGCATGGCACGCAAGACCCTGGTGTCAGTGACAGTCTTGCCTTTGCCTTGGGCCGAAACAACGGAGCGGAAAATGCGTTGCTGGCCTTCTCCTGCAAGGATCACGGCGCTGATGCCGGGGTGATTGCGCCGACCCTGCGCGCAATGAATCACTCAGGCAGCCATGCAAACGCCGGCGGCCAGGTAGCTGTGTGCATCACTGGAGAAATCACTCACACGCTGAAAGCTGAGGGATTCGACGGTAGCGAGGATGGGACAGGTCGCGGGCAGCCGATTGTTGCGTGTCGAGAAGTGGCGCAGACGCTGACCTGCAACTACGGCAAACAGGTCGACAACACGGACTCAGCCCTGGGCCCCAACGTTGTGTCGCATACAAGCTCTGTGCGCCGACTCGTTCCTGTCGAGTGCGAACGACCCCAAGGCATGGCCGACAACTACACGCTGATCCCCTGGCGCGGCAAGCCTGCAAGCGAATGCCCAGACGGCCCCCGCTACAAGGCGATCGGCAACAGCAAGGCCGTCACCGTAGTTCGCTGGATCGGCCGGCGGCTTCTGCAGCAACTCAAAACCAGCCCGTACGGCGAATAACTTCTACAAGCTTGAGAATCGCTGTGACAAGCAGAACGAACTTCATAAATTTGTCGAACATGGTCTGAGCCTCTTTTTCAAGTCCGCCCAGTTTATGACGCGCTTATTGAAGTTCTCGCGGGTGAAACCTTGTAGAAGCCCCGACTACAACTACCTCTGAAATCTTTCCCCCATTGACCCCACTCCACCGCCCGGGCATGGCCCGGCAAGGACTCCCCATGCCTACAAAACAGAAAATCCCTGTCGTCTACGTGGCCGGCCCTTACCGCGCCACAACCCGCGAACTGATTGCCGAGAATATTGCCGTTGCCAGGTCGGTCGCGGTCGCCACCGCCCGTCTGTGCTGGTTCCCGCTCTGCCCGCACACCAACACCGCGCACTTCGATGACGACCTGCCAGGCCAAGACCAGTTCTTCCTAGACGGCACCCTGGCGCTGATGGAGCGGTGTGACGCGGTTGTCCTGATCAATGGCTGGCGATGCAGCGCCGGCACCCTGGGCGAGGTACACCGAGCCCGTGAACTGGGTATGCCGATCTTTGCCTGCCTGGAAGATCTGCCCACCGCCGAAGAGTTCGCTGGCATGACGGTCATGAGTGCCCATGATCTGGTAACGAGGGAGGCTGTATGAGCGAAGTGAAGCGCTGGAAGTTGAAAGGCTTCCTGCCCGGTGTTGAGGGTGAATGCAAGGCGGTTTTCCAGCCAACGGTAGTCATGGCCGAAGACTTCGACAACGCCACTCGCCTGTTTCTAGACGCGGCCGAACGCTGCGTAGCCTCGGAACGTCGGGAGAAGGAACTGCAACGGCGCCTGACCGCGGCGGATGAGCGGACGGATGTGCTTACCACTGCGCTGACCCGAATTCACGGTAGGGCTGAGGCATTCATTGACGATGGGATGCACATGCCAACTCCGTCTATCGAGGTGATTCGAGACATCGCGGCCAGGGCCGTGCCGATCACTAGCGATGCAGCAGAACCCCGATAGGAGTACATCCGTACTCCACCCGCAAAACCTGTAACCCCTCCCCCTTCAAAGTTAGCCGCTATAGCGGCAAGGACGAAGTCATGCCTGAAGAAATCAACAAAGCCTGGCTGGACCACTTCCGCTATATCGACACCATTGGCCCGGAAGGCCTGGAGGTGCACTGCATCACCTATCAGGTGATCGGCGAGACGGCGCAGTGTTTCTACATCGGCGATACCCATACGTGCGACCTGGTCAAAGGCCCGCAATACAGCTGGACCGCTGAGGCGGTGAAGAAACGCAGAAAGCGCGTGCTGAAAGACGGTGGCAACTGGGGCCGTCGATTCGCCTACACCGACAAGGCACTGGCACTGCGCTCTTACAAGGCACGCAAGGCCTGGCAGCTGCGACACGCTCGTCTGTCAATGGAGCGGGCCCAGGCGGCAATCGGGTACTTCGGCAACGCACAGGTCGAAAGCGCGATACCGGACGCAGCAGTCACCATCCCGAACGAATATATCCAAGGCTTGAACTGGGAGGACTATTGATGATCGCCACCCTCTGGTTCGCCTACGTCTTCATCTACAAGGGGCCAAGGCCATGAGCGACGTACCTATTGAGCCGCAGGACTACGTGTACGGCGTGAAGGTCGTGCAGATCGAAGATTTGCGCGTTGCCCGTGGCATGACGCGACGGCCGACAAGCTCCTGCCAGCACAAGAAACTGGTTTACGACGAGAAAGAGCGCCGCGTTTGGTGCAGCGACTGCGAATCAGAGGTCGAGCCCTTCGATGCATTCGTTGGCATTGTCGGGGTGTTCAGCGGCGGCATGAACTCGCTGAAGCGGCGACAGCGTGAATTGGCAGAGGCCGAAACTTTCCAGATGCGCAGCCGCGCCGCGAAAGTAATGGACGAGGCTTGGCGCAGCACAAAGATGGCACCGCTGTGCCCTCATTGCACGACCGCGATTCTCCCTGAAGACGTAGCCGGCGGAGTGGCCAGCACATCGAAAGCACTGGTCATCGCTGCCAGAAAACGAAAAGCAGCAGCAAAGCCCTAACCCCAATCCCCTACATGCCTGGCGGTGGGCGAAGTCACGGCAACTGACTATCGATCCATCGTTCAGCTGCCGCCATCGCTTCATCAAGCGCTGCCGGATAGTCAGGCCAAGGGCCTTCTAATTCTGCTGCAACCTCGCCCAGGCCATTGATGGCTGCTGACTCAATGATCTTTGCGCCAACAGGGCTCTCGTCGTTCGGGCGACTCCAGTCGAACTTGAGAAACATCACATAGCCCCGGTAAGCGTGCGCTATCGGTGCATCGAAGTTGTGTGACACGTCCATGCCTCATCACGAACTTAGTTGAACCCTTTTGTACACCGCTTCGGACCTGTTTGAAAGATAGGCAGAAAGCTATCACTCCATTCCCCTATATGCCGCCCCGCGCGGCTAGGACATACCCCATGCTTGCTATGAAACTCACCCTGACACTGCTGGGCGCTTTGCTGTACCTGGTCGGAACGCTCTACTGGTTCTTTTGGGCCGGGCCTGAACTTGTTGGCACGGGCACCACCGAGGCACTGCTCTACGCCTTCGCCGGCACATGTGCCTGGCTGCTGGTCAGCTTCGGCCTGGTCGTTCACATCATCAAGACAGCGCGACCCACTACTGGCGGCGGGAGGTAGATATGCAAGCTGAAATCCTGTCGGACGATGAACTCGCCGACCTAACCGGCTACAAGCGTCGATCTGATCAGCGCAAATGGCTCAAGGATCGCAACTGGGTGTTCGTCGAGAGCCGCGGCGGCCGACCGCTAGTTGGCCGGATGTTCGCCCGCATGAAACTTGGCATGGTTAACGCCGAAATCACTGATCCAAATCCGCCGCCGGCGCGTCCAGCTTGGACGCCTGATTTCTCAAGAGTGAACTGATATGCGCCCCCGAAATACGGAAAACAGGGACTTGCCGCCAGGAATGGTGCGCCGTAAGCGCCCAAGGAAGAATGGCAAGGTCTGGATCGGCTACTACTACCGTGACTCAGCAGGAAAAGAGATTCCGCTTGGTACAGACCTGAGCAAAGCCCGGCTGAAGTGGGCCGAACTGGAGGCCAAAGAAAAGCCTGCCGATCTGACAACGATGAAGGGCATCTTCGACCGGTACGTGCGCGACGTCATCCCAAAAAAGGGGGAGCGGACCCAGAAGGACAACATGGCCGAACTGAAACAGCTTCGTCCTACGTTTGATGAGGCGCCCATCGATTCAATTACGCCGTTCAACATCGCCGGCTACCGTGATGCCCGCTCAGCAAAGGTTCGTGCCAACCGCGAGATCGCGCTCCTGTCGCACGTTTTCAACATGGCCAGGGAGTGGGGGCTGACGGAGCGGGAGAACCCTTGCCAGGGCATCAGGAAGAACAAGGAGGCGCCGCGCGATTACTACGCCAACGCAGCTGTTTGGGATGCCGTCTACGCGGTTGCCGAACAAGAACTCAAAGAAGCGATGGACCTGGGCTATTTGACCGGACAGCGGCCAGCTGACGTGCTGATCATGCGCAGCGACGATATCGAGGGTGACTACTTCCTGGTAACGCAGGGCAAGACCGGCCAGAAGCTTCGAATCCTGATGCGTGCAGAAGCCGGGGAAAACAGCTTGGGGAGATTGGTCAGGGAGATTGCCGAAAGGAATGTCGGTCATTCATCCAAGTACCTGTTGATCAACAGGCATGGAAAGCGAATGACGAAGGGGATGTTGCGCTTGCGCTGGGACAAGGCTCGGGAAAAAGCTCAGCAGAACGCCATCGAACAAGGCGACCCGCTGCTCGCGGCCAAGATTGGAGAGTTTCAGTTCCGCGACATCCGGCCGAAGGCCGCGTCGGAAATCATCGATATCGGGGATGCAAGCCTGCTGCTTGGACACAGCAAACAGGAGATCACAAAGCGGGTTTACAGGAGGATTGGCGCCACCGCGAAACCGTCCAAATAG